TACAACTTCACCTGCTGCGTTTCTAGCCTGTGCAGTTGTAATTGGACCAAGAGTTAGTCTACGCCAATAGTGATTGAGATACAGTGCCTGTGCATAGGCTTCCACGGTGCTGGCAGTTAGACCATAGATGTGATTGTATTTGACATCTGTGGCAACACCAAAGTTAGGATCGTTGGGTCGGTACACCACATCTCTGTTAAAGATATTACGATCCTGCAATAGGTTGTCCACTAATTGACGATCTTGTTCTGGTGCCAACGCAGTAATATAGATTGACTGTAACGGTTCGTTAAACTTGCGATCCAGTTTGATTTCAAAACGCTTGGTTGCACTCACAAGATAACCAGATTCAAATGTTTCAAGATTGGCAGTGGCTGTGGCACCAAATCCAGGTCCATTGTCTGTGATGGTTACCGCTGGCTGAGTTCTATAACCTTTGCCATTGCTGGATAGATTGATAGCTGCAATACCACCTGTGTCCAAATCAACTGAACTTATCACTGCTGGAGCACTGTTTACACCCTGCGGCGGACTAATGGTCACTGTGGGGTTGACATAGCCTATGCCCGGAGTTTGCACTGTGATACTACCAACGCTGTAAGATACATTTCTTATCAAGGGACTATAGGCTTCAACGGTGAATTTAAACACAGTGTCAAAGGTCGTGGCCTGTGCGGTGCCTCTGGTGTTGACATCAAATGTAGTGGTGCCGTTGTCAATGGCAAAACAGTTGAAGCTGGCATTGCCTGCGATTTCACCAGTATCAAGTAATTGTAGGCCCTGTGGTAACTTGCTGTTGCTACCTTGTAACAGACGGTAATTTAATTGAACACCTGCTAGGTTTTCTGCCTGTACTCTTAGAATGCTGGTGCTGCCATTCACAATGGTACCAAGATTAACCGGGCTCAACCAATCAATTCTAGTGTCAAGACCTGCTTGTATTGTTAGATAATAAAAATAATATTCACTGATCACACTGGGATCAAACTTTTGTCGCACTCTAACAGCCAACTTGTAAGTGACTTCGTTGGTGCCTTGGCTGGGAATGTAGCCATACAACCATCCTGTGCCTGGATCAAGACTTAGACCTGGTGGCAGGCTCCAGGTGTCACCTGGATCATCATTCACCGTGATAATGTATTCAACTTGTTGTCCGTCAAGATCAACTGCTTCAAACTTGTAGGCAAACCAGTTGTCGTGTGTTATGGTTCCAATACTGCCCACAGGATTCAACAGGAACGGTACTCTATTGTTGCTTTGATCTGCTGTGATGATGGTGTCATCAGATGTGATATAATCGTTGTCAGCCGTGAGCGCATCACGACTCTGTACAAATATTTCAAAGGTGCGTAGATCACTGTCAACACCATCGGTGATCTCACAGGTGAACTGATAGTTTTTGCTCACACTGCGAATCAAAAAGTCGTAACCGTATACAGATTCTGGTGTAAGATCAAAACCCGCAGGTTGATCAATAATGGCCGCAGGCAGTATGACTCCGCGAATTTCACCGGTTTCTGTTAGTTCCAGTCCAGGTGGCAGTTCTCCGCTGGCCAAACGTATGCGAGCATTGCCAGCAGGATCAACAAAGCTCAATTGAATTGGCTCAATAGGAGTACCGTCGTAGAACGCTGCGATTAGTCCAGGCTCAGTGACCCAACGAGGCAGACCACGACCACTCACTGTGATTGTAAAGGTTCGATCCGCGAGTTGGTCAATCACTGGAACGTTGTTGACCAGCATTTCCGTATAGGCTCTAACAGCAAACTTGGTAGTGAAATCTTCTGTGTACTGCCCTGTGTTGGGCACACCAGTGATACTACCTGTGCGCACCACCTGTAGACCAGCGGGCAGATCACCTGACAGCAGTTTGTAGTATACAGTGGATCCTGGAAGTTCAGCATCCAAAGGCAGTTGATAAAATATGCCCTGTGCCACGGTGCCTAGATCGCCCTCAGGAGTTACCCATGTGATACCGGGCATCTCAGGCAAGGGAGTGATAGCAAGATCGCCATACAGAGTATTGCCTACAAAGTAAGGATATGCAGGAGCTAGATTTTCATCTAGCGTGGCAAAATAAGCATAGGTACCATTGGGATATTCTGGTGTCACACAGAATCTGCCGTTGTGTCTGTCCAAGGGCTTGTCATAGGGTGGCACAAAGCCCACAGTGGGCTGCACACTGTTTTCATTGTACTGCCAGTCTTCAACAAACACACCCAAGGGCCATGATCCCTGTAGAACATCATTGTTGTTGACATTCACACGTTGGTCTATGGTGATTATGTTTTGTTGTTTGCTGAGTATTTTCACAGCACCATCAAGGCCTGCACCTGTTAGTACCAGACCAGGCCATGCTTGTTCTGGATTGTTGAGTGTGATCTCGGTGCTTTTGCGTTGTTGACCGCGTACTCTTAGTACCACATTACCCGGACGATTGGCACGCAAGGCCAACTCATAACCGGATCGCATTCTTACCACTAGGCTATTTCCGCTTAGTGGATCTTGATAACCGTAGGGTCCATAGATAGGATAACCATCTACGGCCCAACCCAGAATCTTACTGTGTCCGTCAAGATGTCTATAACCATCCACAAAGCCTGAGATCAGTGACCATGCCGGCGTGTTAACAAAAGCAGGACTGATATATTTGTATGAACCCGAAGCATCTACAATACCCCCAAATTGATCTGGTCCATAGATACCTGCTGTGTTGGTATTCAGTGTCCAGGTAGTACCGCGAAGTCCAGGCACTGCCTGACCTGATCCGGGAGCAGCGAACGGCAGTCCCACAGAACTAAAAGCCACTGTGCCCGTGGGCCTCGTGGGAGGAATTGAAGAGCGTTGATTAAGTCCGCCGCGTAGTGGCCAATTCAATTGTATGCGATTGGCACTGACTCTGTTGGGATTAAGACTGTTTGGAAACTGGCCAATCTGCACACTGCCGGGCAGATTACTGCTGCCTAGTAGCCAGCTAGCGTTGCCTGGTTGTAGCACTGCACTGACCTGTCCAGTAACACCATTGCCTTTGATAGATACTGTTGGGTCATAGGTGAGAAGCATCACCGTCATGTTTAGATCCTGCCAACAACAACTTCAATCACAGAGTCTCCACCAGGAGAACTTGCTAGAGCTTTGCCAATTATTGTGCCAATCTGTGGTGTGGCAGAAGCACAGGCTCTACCATTGCCAGCTGACACCAGCATGTCACCTGGTGATACTGGACCAGAAGTCATGCATGGCACACGCCCAGTGAGAGCCACTGGTAGCACATGTTCGCCTGTGAGTGCATTGTTCATGCTGAATGCAGGATTGGTACTGATAACACCAGCCACTCGATTATCACCTGCTGCTGTGCTGATTGTGATTTCTTTTGGCCCACCAAAACTTACCACTGTGCCAGGTGGGTAGTCTGCATCTGATAGATAGTTTTCAGCAAGGTCGGCGTATTCAGCGGAAGTTGCCTTGGCAAACACTGTGTTGAAACGATTGCCATTGGAACCAATGTTACCCACCCCATTTGCCGCAGCATTCACTATGGCATTGGCATTGCCGCTGAAGTTCACAAACAGAATCTGTTGAATCAAGGCGTTCTGTACATTAGCGTCGGCTGTGGCATTGAGATTCAATACACTTGCGTTGCCTGTGGCTGCGATATTACCAATGACTGACATGCCCGCAGTTGAAAACACAGCAATGTTTGCGGTGTTGGCCACTGTTACGGCAACGTTGGCATTTGCGGCTGCTATTTCAACTTTACTGGTACCATTATTGATATTGGCCACACTGGTGATAACACCAGTCAAGCATGCGCCATTGCCAAGAATATAATTGCCAGAAATGTTGCCGCTGGCCACTACAATGCCAGTGGTGCTGATGTTGCCTGCACTGATGTTGCCAGTTACTGAGGTATTGCCTGATATGGCCACGGCATTTGTGGCCTTGTTGAATGTAAATCCTGATGTACTATTGGCTGTGCCGCTGTCGTTGAACACCACAAAGGTATTTGACCCTGAAACTGTGAGATTACCAGTGACGTTACCAATGATATTACCAAGTATATACGGAGCAGAAATATTAGCTGTGGATGTCAATCCAGTGACATCCACATTGCCCATGATGATATTTCCAGCAGCATTGGCAGAAATAGTTGTGGGTCCAAGATAGATTGTGCTGTTGGCCAGCCACAAATCCTTCCATCTACGACTGGAGCTGCCTAGATCATAAGTTATGTTAGCACTGGGTAGAATATTGCCGGCCCAGCCAGCTTCACCATAGGCCACTGCATTGGCATTGCCATATGAAGTTACGCCTGTTAGCAAACTGCCGTTGCCAAGAACAAAGTTACCCGATATGTTGCCTGTGGCTAGAACACTTCCGGAGGCCACAACATTTGTACCTGATACATTGCCATTTGCAATGACTTCTGCGCCGTAGAGTTTGTTGTTTACAGCGTCAACCATGATTGACGAATCGTCTGCAACCACTGTGCCTTTGAGATCACCCACAAAAGCAGTTGAAGTCACGGTGCCTGTGAAAGTGGGACTTTCTAAGAATCCAATGGCCACCGAACGAGCACTGGCATTTCCAACCAAGGTCATGTTATTGCCCACGGTCATCAACAGAGTGTCGTTAGGTGAAGTAGCAATTACCAGCGTGCCATTTGCAGAAACAATGTTAAAAATGTTGGCAGGGGCAGCAGTCACACCAGTGAGCTGAGATCCATTGCCAATAAAGAACGGCGCAGCAACGTTGCCTGTGATATTAGCGTTTCCGCTGACAGTTAATCTACCTGAGTTAGCTGAAAATCCTGTGATACTCAGCAAAGATCCTGTGCCCACAATGTTACCGTTGGTTACATTGAATCCAGACATACTGAGTCCAGGACCAGTGGTAGTGATATTGCCATTTACTGTGCTGAATCCAGCAGCAGTGATACCACCAAGGCTGGTTAAATTAGCAGCAACAACATTGCCCGTGACATTGAGTTCGGCGTTTACAATGTTTCCTGTGACCAGTAGATCACTGGTACGCACAGAGTTAATGATGTTGAGATTACCCCCAACCAGGTTGCCTGATGCAGTGAGCGTTACCGCAGTGACCGCACCTAGACTTTGAATAGTTCCGTTGGCCACAACAGTGCCGCCCACAGAAATATTGCCTATGTTTGCAGTGCCAGAAATTGAACTGTTACCACTGACTGTTAGCCCGCCCGACGTAACCACCACAATGTTGGCAACATTGCCCACGGCCATGCGTATTGCGCCGTTGGCCAAGGGGATCTGCAAGTTAGACGTACCGTTGGCAATACCAGTAATACCGCCTGTGGCAAAAAGTGTGCTGAAATTGTTGTTGGTCTTGATAAAGGCAACCCGCAGCGGATCACCTGCGCCGTCATTGGGTGCTTCACCTACATTGATAATTTCCTGGCTCATGTGTTGTGCTTTCCTCTTGATATTTACCTTGTGCGCAGGCCACCGATACACACAGCCACGTAATCTCTAGCTAAATACACAGAAATCGGAGATTCTAATGGCTTATGTAATAACCAACACACGCGGACAGACAATAGCTACCATTTTAACGGGGCAAGAAAACACCACAGCTACTGATCTTACGCTGATTGGACAAAACTATGTGGAATTTGGCCTTGCACAAAATGAAAATTTTGTGTATCTTTTGGAAAATTTTGCTGCCCCAACGCCCCCGCTACAGCCCATACAAGGACAGCTTTGGTTTGACACTGCTAATAACGAAATCAAACTGCGTCTCAACGTTAATACCTGGAGCAGCCTAGCTGATCATAGCTACGTACAGGCTCAAAAGATTTCTCCTGCATTCACGGGTGTGCCCACTGCACCCACAGCTACCCCTGGAACAAACACCACGCAACTAGCAACCACTGCTTTTGTTACCGCTGCGGTGAGTAATATTGATCTTTCACCCTATGCTAGACTAGATGGTGCTACTTTTACAGGCAATATATTCGCGCCCACGCCTCCACTGGGCACAGTTAATACTCGTGTGGCCACAACGGCTTTTGCTCGCACACTGTTTGACGATGTAAACTCATCCTTATACGTTCCCAAAGTTGATGGCGAAATGACGGGCAATGCTCGAGCACCTACTCTGGCCAACATTTTTGACAATACCAATAGCATAGCTACCACTGGTTGGGTACAGAACCTCTATGGCAATGTCACTGTGAGCTTGTATGCTCCCAAGGTTGACGCTAACCTACAGGGCGTGCCTACCACACCCACGGCTTCGGTAACAACTGCGAACACACAGATTGCTTCAACTGCTTTTGTACACAATCTGTTTGGCAACCTAGATCTCAGTCCATATGCGCCTAAGGCCAGCCCTGTGCTCACAGGCACGCCACGAGCACCCACTGCCAACGCCAGCGACAACAGCACACTGATAGCCACAACAGAATTTGTACAACTACAGAAAATTTCACCTGCGTTCACAGGTGCGCCCACAGCACCCACAGCGGCAAACACCACAGCCAACACACAGATTGCTACCACAGAATTTGTAACCACAAAAATCAGTGAAATCAATGCCAGTGGTGCCCAAGAACTAGCAGGCAGTGTAAAGCTTTGGATCAGTGCCAATCCACCCGAAGGATGGGGGTTGTGTAATGGACAGGCTGTGAGTAGAACAGTGTATGCAAGGCTGTTCAGCCGTATAGGCACTACCTATGGCGCAGGCGATGGCAGCACAACATTTAACCTACCTAATCTACAGGCTAGATTTCCTATTGGCGTTGGCACTGGTTTCCCTCCTGGCTCCACTGGTGGCTTTGCAGATGCTACGCTGGTTTCACATACGCATCCATCAACTATTAGTATAAGTGATCCTGGACATATTCACCAAAATCCTGACTACAATAATATACTAGGTTATTCTGGTACTGCTCAATGGATTACACGAGTACTGCCAGGTAGAGACGGCACGATTGATGGCTCTTACCAAAAAAACAATCAAGATAGAGAGGGGTTTGACGCCACAGTAAAACCTGCGACCACTGGTATTTCTGCCACAGTTTCAATATCTGCGCCGGCTAATTCTACTGAGGGTACAGGAAGAAATATACCACCTTATCAGTCTTTCTACTACATCATTAAAATGAGTGATGATGGTTCTGGCGGCGGCACACTGGAAGCCGGAGCAGGCATAGACATCGCCACAGGCAACGGCCGCTCCACAATCACCAATGTGGGTGTAAGACGCTTGATCGCTGGCTCGGGTATCACTCTCAGCAGCGAGACCGGTAACATCACAATCTCCAGTTCTGGTGGTAGTGGCACAGCTGACATCGCAGGCACTATCAAGATCTGGGGAGGTGCCACAGAACCCACAGACTGGATGTTCTGTGATGGGCGTGCTATCAGCAGAACAGAATATGTGAGCTTGTTCTCAAGAATTGGCACTGCGTTTGGCGCAGGTGATGGATCTAGCACCTTTAATATACCAGATTTTAGAAATCGCACTGCGGTGGGATCCAGTGCAACAAAAGCACGTGGTAGCACTGGAGCTCTAGATTATGCCCCAATTGGTTCAGTAGTGGCATGGACAGCTACTGGTGCTATTCCCAACGGTTGGTTGTTGTGTAACGGTAGTACATCATCTCGTACCACCGAGGCTGCGCTGTTTGCTGTGATTGGCACAACCTATAACACCGGTGGCGAAAGCAGCACTGTGTTTAGATTGCCTGACTATCGTGCGATGTTTTTACGTGGCCTAGACGAAGGTCGTGGTATTGATCCTTTACGTGCATTAAATGGCCCAGTTCCGTTTCAAAAAGGTACTTTGCATTGGAGTGACTGCGGTGACTCGCCAGGTTCGGCACCCGGAGACACTGGTATCTATGCTTTTACCAGTGGTGTAGACTATCAATCAAGTGCCCCTTATCATGGCAGCACCGTGAAAAATGTAGGCAAAGACAGTTTTGGTGCAGTTAAAAATCTTTATTCCGCAGCGTACATCGCAACAGAATTTACCTATGCTGGTGCAGGATTCGCTGCTAAAACTACCTCACCAACTGGTCGTCCTATAGTCATTAACACAGGATTTACCAGTCCTAGTACAAACACTTCTCCTCAAAGAGAAAGCGCACTAGATAATCAACAGTTTCCAGATGGATACTATGGAAGAGACTTTGTCTGGGGTATCACCCGTCCGCACAACATGGCTGTGCGGTATATTATCAAAGCACGCCCTACAACCACAGAAAGCGATGTTGGATACCAATCTGCTCCATACATCATCAAGGTCAATGACAACGGCACTCAACGTAGTGGCTCAGGCGGCGGTGATACCAGCCGTGCAGGTGATGTCAAGTGGGTAGCCTATGCTCCCAACAATTTCCCACCAGGTTGGCAACTGTGTGATGGATCAGAGTTACTAAGAGCAGCTTATCCTGCGCTGTTTGCTAGAATTGGCACAACCTATGGTGCAGGCAACGGCACCACAACATTCAATGTTCCTGACCTACGCGGTAGATTCATTGCCAGTGAAACCGCTGGCGCCACAGGTGCTAATCGTGCTAGTATCACAAGAGGCGGTGTTGGTGGATCAGCAGATGCTGTGGTGGTAAGTCATACGCACGAAGTTTCAGATCCTGGACATACGCATTCTGTACAAACAATTGCTTTGCAAACTGTTACAGGGGGTCCAGCTGTAGCTACTCAATTTTCTGGCAACAACATCACTGGTTCTGCTGTAACCGGTATTTCAATTCAATCCAGTGGCGAAAGCGGCACTGGCAAGAACCTACCTCCTTACGTAGGCATGGTGGCCATGATCAAGCTGGATGATGACACTGTAAACACTGGTGGAATCATTCAAGCAGGTCCAGGTATTTCCATTACAACATCTGGTAGCTATGCTACAATTTCCAGCACCATTTCACAGAATCCAGTGGTAGCTGGACCTGGTATTACTGTACAAAACGCACCAGGCGGTGCCTTTGTATCAGCCAATGTAAGAAACATTGTTCCAGCTTCTGGCAGCAGTATCACAGTGACCAACAACAATGGTGTGTTTGAGATTGGAGGCGGTGGTGGTGGTGGCGGTGGTATAGCAGCTTACGGCACAATTATAAGAACTGGTGGAACCATTCCTGTGAATCCTCCAGGGTCAGGAGCTCCAGGTACTTTTACTGCTTCACTGCCGGCCTCGGTACAGGGACAAAATGTCACAGTTGGTCCTATTCAAGTAGCAGGACAATTGTCAGGCGGATCTGGCCTAGGTAGCAGCCTGTTATTAACATATACATTTACTCAGCAAATTACATTTAGTAGTGCATTGCCCAACACAAACTATACTGTGGACGCAGATGCTGCGTATACCAGTACTAGTCCCGTATTTGTATCTAATTATTTTCCAGTTAATGATCTTGGTATAAACATTATTAATAAAACCGTGAATGGTTTTCAGATACAGTACAGTTACTATTTTACTGCTTCGGCGGGTCAGGCCGCTAGCGGTCTGGTTTGGAATACAGCAGGTCATCCCCAGGTTCGTTTCCAGGTAGTCAATAATATTGGTGGTGGCGGTGGTGGCGATGGTACTCCGGCATTTACTGGAGCTACCTGGCAGACAGTATCCAAGGTAGCAGGAACCACCTATACAAACAATACAGGCCAACCTTTACAAGTTTCTATTTCTGCTTTGCTTTCTTCGGGTCCTGCTAACTATCCACCAGCGGCCCCTGGAGTACCATATCAGAACTGGTTCTTTGTAAACGACCAACCAGTCGCTCAGGTTGGTGGATCAATAGGAGGGGGTGCTATACCACCTGCCTATGTGTATGCTATTGTACCACCTGGAGGCTCTTATAGATTAGCCAGCATTACTGGAGTGTCCAATATTGTATGGAGAGAGCTCAGTGGCGGCACCGGAGGTGGAGGAGGTGGAGGTGGCTCAGGCCTAGGCTATAACCAAACTTGGCAGAATGTCACAGCCAGTAGATCTAGAAATACCGATTATACCAATACCACTGGATCTCCCATACAGGTAAATGTGTCTTTTATAGTAAACCAAGGGTACTCTGCATCTTTACTTGTGAACAATGTGGTTGTTGGGCGAGTAGTAGATTCAGGTAACTATGAGGTGCCTACATTTGGATTTGTATCTGCTGTGGTTCCGCCGGGTAGCACTTATAGGGCGAGTACAGACTTTGGTGCGATTGACTATTGGGCAGAATTAAGCTAAAATGACTTCAGCTCAACTCAAAATTCTGCCCACAGAGTCTTATGAAGACTACGCAGAACGCAGGCGTGCAGAGTATCCCAGCATCGAAGAACAGCTGGATGCTCTGTATCATGCTGGTGTGTTTCCTCCAGACATGGCAGCGCGAATTCACGAGGTCAAGTGTCGTTATCCCAAGCCCAACGCACCTGAGCCCGTGTTGCCCGGCGGCGTAGAAAAAGAAGCCTGCGACTCAAGATTGGCCAGCACACAGTGGGTGCAGACTCAAAAGTGCAACATAAACCTGACAGGTACTCCCACAGCACCTGCGCCAAAACCACACACTAGAAGCAACCAAATCGCCACCACAAGATTTGTGATGGATGCAATAGAATTTTACTTACACAGTAGTATCAAGGAGATAATCAGTGGCCTACATAATAAATGACAGTCGTGGACAGATCCTAGCGATCGTTCCAGACGGTACCATCGATACCACCAGTACCAGTATTTCACTGGTTGGACGCGGTGTTATTGATTATGGTATAGCTGAAAACGAAAACTATGTATTTCTATTAGAGAACTTTGCCAAGCCCACAGCACCCAATTCACCCCTACAGGGACAGCTTTGGTTCAATACCAGCAACAGTGCTCTAAGTGTGCGCAACATGGCCAATTCATGGACCACACTGGCCACAGTGCCATATGTAGAAGCTCAAAAAGAATCACCAGTGTTCACTGGTGTGCCACGTGGACCCACAGCCCCCAAACCCACTGCCAACACACAGTTGGCAACCACTGAGTTTGTGCAGATACAAAAAGAATCGCCGCAGTTCACAGGTGCACCAGCATCGCCGACTGCTCCCATTGGCACCAACACCAATCAGATTGCTACCACAGAGTTTGTGAACAATGAAATCACGTCGCGCAACCTGGCACCAATCAACAGTCCTGAGTTCACTGGCGTACCCAAGGCTCCCACAGCCAACATCTCTACTGCCAACACACAGTTAGCAACCACTGCGTTTGTGAGTAATCTGTTTAATGCCACAGATCTTTCTCCCTACGCTACCAAGGTTAATGCCACGCTCACAGGTCTGGTGCGTGTTCCTACCTATGGCAACAGCACTGCCAACACACTGGTAGCCAGCACTGAGTTCGTGCGCAACTTTGTGAACGATCCTGATCTTTCAATATATGCTACAAAAAACAGTCCCACGCTTACAGGTGTACCAAGAGCGCCCACCGCGGCCTATGGAAACAACAGCACACAAATAGCCACAACTGCATTTGTGCAGGGTGAAAAATTATCACCTGCGTTTACAGGCACACCAACAGCACCAACAGCACCGTCAGGCACTGCCAACACACAGATAGCCACAACGGCCTTTGTTGGCAATGCCATCAACAACATTGATCTAAGTTTGTATGCTACTAAAAACAGTCCCATACTCACAGGCATACCACAGGCACCAACAGCCGCTGCTGGTACAAGCACCACGCAGATAGCCACAACTGCATTTGTACAGACTGCGATTGGCAGTGGCCTTTGGCAAGGGGCTGCTAAGTATGTTACCACAGCTGATCCAGATCCTGCACAAGGAAGTAATGGAGATTTTTGGTTCAAATATCAACCATAATTTATGTCTACAGCAAGAAAAATTTTTACATACACAAATGGGCGTCAAGTTTTTGTGATGCCAGATGGATATGAACGACAGGTCAGCTATCATATGTGGGCCGGCGGAGGTGGTGCTGGTGGCGACAGCGGCGCATTCACTGGCGGCAATGGAGCAGCAGGTACCTATCTTACAGGCAGTTTCAATGCTGATCCTGGTGACAGAATAGAAGTCATAGTGGGTGGTGGTGGTCAAGAGGGTCGTAGTCTTGATGCAAACAAAAAACTCTACAGTTGTACTATTGAAGGCACTGGCGCCAGTGGAGTTGGTCCCACTGCGAGTTATGGTTTTGTAAACGATCCTACCAAGGCCATTTATCCTAGATACAATGATCCTTTGGCCACTCGAACCTTTGATCGGTGGAACGCTTTTATGAACGCCTGGGCAGTGAGTAACCTGCCCTCAAATCGACCTGGCACAGAAGAAGTAACAAACAATATCTACTTTCCAGAAGCAGGTCAATACAAACTTCAGATTGCCGCAGATAACACTGTGACCTGGAGTTTTGGCAATTTTACAACCACAACAAAAGATAATTTTGCCAACGGTCCATTTGAACGCACAATCAGTGTGCCAGAGCCCGGTGTATATGAGTTAAGATACACGCTGACCAACGCTAGCAGTAGCAGTGGCAATCCAGCGGGTTGTGCTATATTGATCACTAGAAATAATCCAGCCTATATGGGTGGGGGTAATGTTATAACCTACCCAGGTGGTGCGTCAATGAAAAATGTGATTTGGTCAACTAGATTTGGACCCAACGTTGATGTCACAGATCAAGTGCCACTGCTGTATGCCCCTGTGGTTGATTTTTATCGTCCACAATCGTCATATAACTGGGCCGGAGTACCAGAAGTAGGTCTGTGCTTTATCAGCGACAACAGCACTTGGACCGAAGCAGAACTAAACAGACTCAATCTCAATTTCAACAAAGTAATATCTTTAAGTTATCCTGTGACTATCACTGGCAATGGTAATATTGATCAGGTGTGTGCCACAGGATACTACACGTTCAAAAGAGGACAGACCTGGGAGTTGTCACGTTACAACTGGATAGGCAATCCTACCAATAACAACAACATGCAGGGGCGCGGCACTGGTACTCCAAGCAATTGGACAGAACGTCAATGGTACAATGACAATGCTTCTGGACGTAGCCGTAACAAAGAATTTGCCAAATGGCAACTGCCTGTACCTCCAGCAGATACCCTGTATATTGTAGGCTACGCTGATGGTGTGATCTATAATGCTCCTAGTCAAAGAGGCAGCGACAATCTAACCTGGACTGTAAACAGCACTGTGAGTCAGTTTTATGCAGGCGGTGCTGGTGGAAAATCTGCCACTAATGAAAGTGACAAAAAATACAATTACTATGGCGGTTACGGTGGGCAGATTGGTACCAATCAAACCTCAGGTGGCGGTGGAGGCGGTGGTGGGTCATCTTATATTGCAGTGTCAAAAGCCACACAAACCACTATTCCCAACCCCGACAACGATCGTTTATTAGCCAATTGGTACAACGATATACAGCCACCTGTATGGTATAACGAACTTGGCAAACCCAGTGGAGTGAATCTAACCGTGGGTGCTGGTGCTTCTGCGGCAATCATGCCAGGAAGAAGTCCTCAACTACGCAGTTTATTGGTCAATGGCACAACCACAAGCAATGCGTCATGTGCCAGCCTTGGCGACCTTAATATCAGCGGTCTTGATGCCAACAACAAACCAAAACCGTTTACCATAGAAGCCTGGGTACGTGCAACAGGTCCAGGTGTCAATCCTGGTGGTTTTGGTGGTGAAATAATCAACAAAGACTATGAGTATGAGATAGCCAGAATGGCCAATGGCAGAATTATATTTGCCGTGGACTGGGGTCAAGGTATCAACAATTCTTATCCTGGCAGCGGATGGATATTCACAAACTATTTCTTGCCACAGGATACCAGTGCTTTGATCTCCATGGTATTCTTTGACAATGATACTATTTTATATGTTGATGCAGTGAAAAAATGGCAAGCATCTGTGGATGGCTTTAGTTCAAGTGGTACTGGTGCTATCAATTCCTTTAGTGTGCCAAGATACAAACCTAGATTTACTAGCTACAAACTGTTTATTGGCAGTAGAACAGATCTCAACCAAAACTGGCAAGGGTACCTTGGTGATGTAAGACTCTGGAGAGAAGCAAGAACACAACAGCAGATCTACGACAACATGTTTGGTATAAGCTTCACACGCACTGCTGTGACATATCAAAAAAGTCGAGTGGGTGTGGCCATTGCTGGTGGCGGTGGAGGCGGTGGTGGTGCTGGCTTCAAAGGTGACGGCGGCGATGGCAACAATGATTACTTGATTGCTCCTCAACCAAATCCAAATTCCATAGGCGCCGGTGGTGTGGGTGCTAGTGCATTCAACAGTGGCGGTGGTGGTGGCGGTGGAGGTGGTGGCTGTGACGGAGCCATAGGTGGCAAAGCAGCGACCTCCGGCACAGGATCAGGAGGCGACGGCGGCTACACAGGTGGTTCACAGGTAGTAACTGTGAACTTGAACCCTCCCACTGCTGACTTTGTCATGGTAGGACGAGGTGGTGATGGTGGCAATGGTGGTGGCGGTGGAGCAGGCGGTCTCAGCACCGGACAAATACAGCTACGCAAATATCAGTACATTCAGGTAGGTGGAACCGATGATGCCAAGATTGAAGGCGGCGCATCAGCCATATGGTTTGATGAAAGAACCTACTGGGCAGTGGGGCCAGGTGGACGCGGTGGTTACATCAACTCACCATGGGCCAAAAATGGCAACGGACAGAATGGCGGATGTCTTCAAGACAATACTAATACAAATAAATTCAATGGCAGCGGCGGAGGTGCTGGTACAGGATCAACCAAGGCCACAGCATCTGGTGGAAGCAGCAAGGGACACCCCCCTGGAGTCAACCCCGCTATCCGAGTTACAACTTTTCAAGGAGGTGGTGGTAATAGTGCAGGAGCACCAAGCTGGAGTCCAGGTGGCGGTGGTGGAGCTGGCGGTAATGGAGCAGCTGGCACTGCTGGATCAGTGGGCGGTACCGGCGCTCGTGGTGGCAACGGAGGTCCTGGCAAAACAGTTGCGCTGGGCAACACAGGAAGAACATATACTCTAGCTGGCGGTGGTGGTGGTGCCGCTGGATACTACCAACCTGGTCCATTTGTGGGCTATGGACAAGCAGGCGGTGGCGATGGCGCCTCGGGTACCGGTCCAGAAATTGAATTCACAAGAGCACAACTTTACACTATCTGGGTACCCACTGGTGTGACCACAATGTACTTTGAGGGAGTTGGTGCTGGTGGTGGTGGCGGTGGTGGTTCAACTCGCGGCTCTGGTGGCGGTGGCAGTGGTGCATATTTGACAAAAACTGCTTATTCTGTAACTGCTGGACAACAGATTGATATCACAGTTGGGCCAGGCGGCGCCAGCAATGCAACAGGTGGCAACACAATAATAAGATTCTATGCCAAGGATTCAATACCTGCTTCAACAGTGACCTTGGGTGGCGGCTTTCCTGGAACATCCACTGGTAACACACCATTGGGCGGCAAAGGAGGAGCACCCAATGGACAAACAGGTGATAGTGGTGGTCAAGGCGACAGTCCCAATTTCAGTAGCGGATCAGGAGCATCATCTCCCTATGGTGAAGGTGGTGGTGGTATCACAGTAACATCCAACGCCAAGCCCGGTGCAGGCGGACGTGGTGCTGGTGGCGGCGGCGGCAGCAACAAAGTTGCTGGTGGTCGAGGCGGCGACGGTTATGTTTTAGCCACTTGGTCGGGCAACTATTCAATAGACGCACAGCCTAACACAGGCAGTGGTGGCGGTGGCGGGTTTGATGGTGGTGGTGGATCAGGTGGTACAGGTTTTGTGGCTATTGCTTATCCAGGCGCTCCCATCTACACCTACATAGTTGGCGGACGACCCGTGCCACCCATACAACAGAATGGCTACACTATTCACGAATGCCGTCAAAGCGGTGAGCTGGTGTTCCAACCAGATGTTCCAGAAGGCAAATTATATCGTGGCAGCGGAGTAACTCCTGCTGGCACTGACTACCCATACTATGTTCAAGGTGTGGCCTATGGAGGAGTTGGTCGTGACAACACCGACGTATTCCCAGTTAGAAGCAGCAACTACACTGACTTCTTGAACAATTATGGCGTTTGGAATCAAAGCCCAACGTCATCAAGTTTTGACCGTACCTACAGTTTTTACATCGCAAAAGAAGCCAGCTATCAATTCCAAGCAGCAGCTGACAATGGAGCTCAGGTATTTGTTGACGGAGGCATAGTGATTGACATGACTCCTGCTAATCGAGACAACGGAACCTACTGGCAACGCAATGGTCTAACAGCCACTAAAAAACTGGGTGTGGGCATGCACACTCTTAAAATATCAGCTACCAATCTAAATCTACAAGGTGCTTTTGCTTTGACCATCACAGAAGTTGGCACTCAAAACATGGTGTTCAACTCAAGACGTCCACCAGTGCCCAGTGGCAGTCCACAGGGTGGTGATGGACTGATTATTTTAGAGTTCAAAGGCGGTGAAGGCACTGCAAAGGTCAAGGTCAATAACGCTTGGAAACAGATCATAGGTCAGTGGGTAAAGATTGACGGTGTGTGGAAACGTATCGCCGGCAGTGCAGTCAAGGTCAACGGAGTATGGAGATCACTGTTTGGCTCTGTGCCTATTTCAGTAACAGTTGATCCCAATAACTTTGGTGGACCTCCAGCACCTGGCATACCAACTGCACCCCCTCCTCCCAGCAGTGGAGGTGGAGGCGGTGGTGGTGGATGTAAGATTATCTGCAACAAGTTGGCTGAAATGGGCTTCTTTGATCCCGAAATGAACGACGCAGATCAAAGATTTGGTATGCTGTTAAGAGACACTGATCCAGATGCCTACAATGGTTATCTACGTTGGGCAGGGCCAGTGGTTGATCTACTGGAAGGTGGCGGTAGTGCTACGTTTAGAAAGATTGTATTCCCGTGGTTGAGGGATGAACAGGCTCGACGTGACCTACAGATCAAAATTGTAGCTCACTATCTAGACGGTATAGCAAGACCCTGGGCAGAAGAAATGGCATATAGAATGAAAGCCCGCGGATATGAAAAGTCCAACCCTGCAGGTAGGTTCATTATGAATGTTGGTTTGCCAATGTGTAGAATCATAGCCAAATTTGGCCGCGGCAAGTCTATGCCAATGTGGGCCAAGACAGCGGTGATTTGGGGCACAACAACTGTGCTGCTGTGTATCATTACAGTGATATCCGGCACCGACAACATAATTAAGCGTATCAAGAAATTTTTGAAACGAGACTGAAATGGGAATCAGTATACAGGAGTTTTTGGCAGGCCGTGAGCCTTGTGCAGTATGCGAAGAGTCAGGTGATCAACATCATTGCATCACTGAACTACTGAGTAGAGTTGACAGTTGTATACTCTACAATGCCATGGGTCTGAATCAAACATCAGAAATACTCAATGACACCGCGTTGCTGCAAGAGTTGAGATCGGTTTCGAACCCCACTCAGGTATTAGATTATTACATACGAAGTCAAGCTATTACAACGGACATCAACTCTAGGCCCAATCGTGAAGACATTTGGAATCACATTTATAATCAGTACATTCCACCTATCTTGACCCTGTTACGCGATAGACAGCGCGAAGCCACAATGAATGCCATCATGGCACTGGTCACAGAACTAGAACGCAGCTACGGTGTTAAACATTAAAGCTTGAACCACAGCCACAGGTGGTAGTGGCGTTGGGATTTTTGATTGTGAAGCTGGATCCATGAATGTCTTCAACATAGTCAATGTTGGCGCCCTGAAGATACTGAGCACTCATTGAGTCTACCAAGAACTTGATGCCTTGAATGTCTAGATCCCAGTCATCTTCGTTTTGAACTTCATCAAAAGTAAATCCATATTGAAATCCAGAGCAACCACCGCCTTGTACAAACACACGTAGTTTGAGATCTGGATTGCCTTCTTCTTGAATTAATTCACGTACTTTTTGCACACAGTTTTCAGTTACATTCAACATATATTTTTACTCCTTATGATTTCCAGGGCCTGGTTAATTGCATCAAAATCTACATCACAATGATCACTAAACAAACCAGGCTGTCCTTTTATCTGCCCTCGTATGCCGCGATCACACACAGCGTTGTATTGTGTATTTAAATCGTTTAGTGTGTCAAGACTATTGAACACAAATCTGTTTTGTATCATGGTTTTTCCTGACCTAAGATACCTATACCAGTTGCCTAGGAGTTCATATTCACTAAACCAACGTATCATGCGATGTTGACCAAATGGCTCAAGTGGCACATGATCAATGATGCAGGTCCAATCCTGTTGGATGGTTTGTCTGATACGCTCTCGACACTGATACCAATCAGACGCCAACACAGGCATGAATTCAGTAACAAAGCTTGCTGTGGTCTGTCTCTTGATACCTAGCACGTTTTCAAGTGTTTGGTAATATCCCTGATAATGATACTGTTCGGGCAGCACAAAATGACACAATTGACCTTGATCATAGTATTGATACTCAGCTATCAAGAAGGTGTCAGGATCTTGAATCAAAAAAACTTGACTTTGGATACTGTCCAGTGCTGCTAGCTTTAGAGCCTGTTGCTTCAGCCAACCAGCTCTGAAATTTTTTGGATCTTGCCATTTTGCTATGCCAGGATATTGAACAATCAAATCATCATCTGCTATTACCACAAAGTTCAACGCAGGAAAGCTATGTGATATCGTATCGGTAACTGCCTGGACAGGCAAAGGAGTTATGATAACTGTGCAGTTGGGTCTGGGATCAAGCAAATGATCATGATGTAGTGACAATATCAAATTGCCCAATCTCTGTGGGCCAACTGTTATGATCCTGGTGATCACAGTCGATCGCTGATCACGTCCCAGTTTATGATACGCCAGATATTGTCAAGATAGCGTTGCTTGTCGCTTTGGTAATCCAGTGCCCAGGCATGCTCCCACCAGTCTACTAGCAATGCGATATCCGTGCGGACTTGGTGGTTGGGAATAGTTTTGATTTCGCCCTGAGTGGAGAGATATATCCAACCCGAGCCCTGTATAGCCATTGCTTTTTCCGTGAATTGATCTTTGAAATCTTCATAGGTTTTAAATTTTTCTTCTATCAGCGTGGCCACTGCACCGCGGGGACGGTTGGCTGCTTTTGGCTCTCGGAATTGAGGGAAGAATCGATTATGTAGAAAACTACCAGCACGATTAAAATTAGCATTACCTTCACCGGCGTTATATCGTTTTGCATATCCCTTGGCCAAGTTTTCATAATGATAATCAAGAGTCTCTGCACTCATCACAGGCTCAAGATCACGTACACCATAAGGCAACGGTGTAGTCTCTAGTTTAGCAGGTCTAGTGCTTGCTTCCAGCAGGTCTAGCGTTTGTCTTAAATGCGGCAAGGTGTCCATATACCTATTTATCGGCGTCTTACTATACGTCCGCGGCTCACATCATAGGGGCTGAACTCTATCTCTACCCTGTCGCCCAACAGCACCTTGATGTTGTGTTGACGCATTTTACCTGATATCACACCCATGACCAAGTTTGGTGCATTGTCCAACTTCACTCGAAATGTAGCATTGGGCAAGACTTCCACGATCTCGCCCTCCATTAAAAAAGTTTCTTCTTTAGCCAATCTTGAACTCTATTCTTTTCAATCTATCCCATCTAAAACTGCGCCATGCAGCTTGATCCATGTCCCATACAGCGCATACATCTTGGTTGACTTTTTTAGCAGGTTTTTTGATTTCTGCTATGTCACCGCTGCCTGGGTCAACTGCTATTTCTTGATACTTTGCACCAAAAGCACTATTTAACGTACAGTTCATAACTCTAGTAGAACCATCGCTTTTTACAAACTCAATCAGTACAGGTCCATCCCATAGAAGACCTTTAAAGAATTCGCGAAACTTTTCACGCTCTGGTTCAACTGCCTCACTGTAGTAGTTACCTGGTGTGCCCTGCAGGCGATTCCACATACTCTGTTGTTCAAAGTTCATTTAGTCCTCTAGTTCAATAATTTTGGGTTGATGACCGTTGGCACGAGCTTCGTAGCCAATGTAACCGCGTGGATTACACACCACACGAGTTGATCCAATTGTGTAGTCAAAATCATCGTGCATGTGACCATGTGTCCATAACTGAATTTCTGGATAGTCTAACATCACGTTGCTAAGATCGCTGGCATAGCAACCATTCATCTGGTAATCATGTTGGTACTTGTCATGAATACTGAGCATGCTGGGCGCATGATGTCCTACAACGATCACACGGTTGTTGTTGATATCCTGCGCTCGACGTTGATCCAGTGTGTTCTTCAACCATTTCACTGTGCTGTCATGTTCGCTGAGTGCATCCGTGGGCAGGAATTTCCAGTTACCTGTGCGGCGTCCTTTCACACTATGCTTAACTGCTTGAAAGTCACGCATCATGTGCTCGGCTGATTGCAGAGTTAATGGATCTCTACGATTAAAATCAGTCCACAAAGTGCCACCAAGGAAAGTATATCCGTGGAGTTCTACCTGGCTTTGATTTAAAAAATGCACGTTGCGCAGGTTAAGTCTGTGCAACATGTCTGTAATGATTTCGTGACTGCGACTGTAGTCGCCATGATAGTGTTCATGATTACCCATGACATACACCACATCACGATACCATAAACTGGCTTCTTGAAAAAATTCTTGATACATTATGCCACGCTTGGCACGTTCAAATCCTGAATGTGCGTCTGCGTCCCAGCCCCCGGGTATTTTGCCAACAGCACGAATGTCTTCTGCCACACAGATATCACCGCTGAGAATCAGCACATCCGCACCATGTGGGTTGTCTATGGCGTAGTCACCAAACTCTAGATGTACATCGCTAGTTAACGCAATTTTCATTTATATCCATTGGAATGTAAGCGGGCCAGCCAGTTAAAAATAACAATCTATCTTGCTCGTGTGTAAAATTAAAATCCATGAAGTCTACATTGGGTGATGTGGTGTATCTATCACCGGGCAGGCCAAATACTTCAACAACACGTGACAACATGTTGGACCAATTTGGCCAACCAGCCAAAGTGGGATGATCATAGTTTATTCTAGCTCGATAGATCATCTACGCATCCTTGCAATGTCCTTGGCATCGTCGTCACTGAAGATAGGCACAGCATTGCTCTTGTGCATGGTACCTATGCCCATGATCTTGGTGCCTGTGTATTTCTGCGGCGCCTTGGTAGTAACAGCACCTTTCACACCTGTGTCAACGCTGGGTAGCCTTGCAGTATCACTACCGCGATGATTGAGACTATAGTCCTTGAGAGGCTTGAATGCTGTGCGTGGCATACGAGGATCAGCTGGCACACGTTTTGCAGAAAAGTTGGGCGCAAGTTTTGCCCATTCGGCCTGCTTGTTATCCCACTCAGCCTTGAGTTCGCGCTCTCGGCGAGCAGCGTCAGCACTTTGATATCGACGCTTGCTGCGCCGCTTGCCTGTAGTAGTAAGCCAAGGACCTTCAAGATGCATGCTCATAAACGGTCTCCAAAGTAGTACATCATACCGTTATTATAGCATATCCAAAATTTGTGGTCAAGCGGATTTCTTGGTCTCTAGATCTTGTATGCTGCGCTCAATAGCAGCACAAAGTTCACGAGCAGTTGCACGATTCATAATGAAATCGCCCTGTCTTGTGGCATGTCCTGTGAACAACACACGCCAGGCTTCCATTACTCGGTTGAAACCGGACTTCCAAAAAGGCACATAGATGTCCTTGTAGAAGGTCACAGTGATATCGTCGCAATCTAATTCGGGAGTGACTTCTACCCAAACATCAAGATCATGTTGATTGCTTAAACAATCGCATGCTAGTCTAAATGAGTGAGCATCTCGCCATTCACCAGTACGCATGATATTTTTTACGGGTTGAGAAGTAGTGTCCATGCAAACATGATAATTGAAAAAACGTGAGCCGTCAACCTAGAGTTTATCGGAAAAAGATCATGGCCATAAACAGGCTCTGCAACATGAATCCCACCGATATCACAATAGCGATTAGATGATTTCGGACCACCAAACTCTGACAGAACATTGCAATCAAGCCTGCCCATACCAATACTACCATGTCAAGCATTGGCATTCGGTCAGTCCATGCCATCATCACACTGAGCAAACTAGGCAGTGTGGTGGCATGTAGCAATATCACTGTGAGCAGTTGCAGTGCTGTGGAACTTATGTGTGGTGTGTGTTCACGCAACCACTGTAGACCTTGATCAGCACTGAACTGCAAGTTGATTTGTTTGAGTTGATCCAAAATTTTCATCATGTCGCCTGTTTCTTAGGGTTGTAAAAGATGTGCCTACCAATCTTGATGATTGGCTGGTGCGGCCACCTGGGGTTCACGTAGTCGGCATGATAGTACATGGCATTTTTCAAGCTAGGTAGTCTGAAACCTTCCAAAAGAACTTTCTTGGCGGCTTCACGGCTTTCCTCCCACATCGCACGATTGATCGGACGATTCTGCTCACTTCCATCACAGAGCCAACTAAATTGACATACTACAGTAGAGTGGAATACAGTTTTTTGAGAAATAACCTGGCAGACATCTTTGGGGAACAACCCACTGGCTGCTCGATTCATTACTACCTGTGCCACAGCGATTTTTCCTTCTGCCGGTTCGAAAGCAGCTTCATAATATATGTTTCTGGTCATGCAATTGACCTGACGGTCAATGTCTGAAACAGAAGTCTTATGAAGGTTCTCGCTGCTATTTATATCCTTGTACTTGATATCAACTGCCCACTTAACAATGTTGAATGATACCAACAGTGCCAATGCGAACAGTACGGTTCGTATAATTGTAGCCATATCTAAATCTCCCTTTGGGGATACCCACAAATCTGATGATGTGTTACTTTTCTCAGTCATAAGCATCCTTGAAAGTTTTTCATGGTAGTTTTATATATGGTGCAGATAAAGTAAGATATACGTAGATAAAACTAAAAGTAGTATATTACTTGAGATTGAATTATTTGTCAAATCTGCACACCGGAATTGGCCTCATTTTATGCAGGTTTTGGCGCCGTAAACGGCGATATTGCTGCAATTTAGCCAAATCGGATTGAGAAACTGATCGACGAATTTTCTTTTTGGGCTGCTTATCCAGCTCCATCATGCGTTCAAGCTCAGCATAATCCATGCCAAGTTGATCCCGATCAGTGCGACCATCAGCCCAAAGTCCATCAGTGGGTTCGGCCTCGATGATTTCCTTGAGAACGCCTAGTTCGCGTCCCATGTCCCAGACCTCGGTCTTGAGACAGTCTGCAATGGGGCTAATGTCAACACCACCATCGCCATACTTGGTGAAGAATCCCACACCAAAATCTTCTACTAGGTTACCTGTGCCCACAACAATGCCAGAATTGGCCTGCGCCAATTGATACAGTGTCATCATGCGCAGTCTTGATCGACTGTTAGCATAGGCTAATTCGTCACTGAAAACTCTAGTGGCTGTTTCAAAATGTTCAAATGTGTCAGTCAAATCAATATTGTAATGATCAGTGTAGGTAAAGTTACTCAATAACCAAGAGCAATGAGCAAGACTGAGTTTATGAGTGTGTTCACTTTGCCTAATAGGCATGCTCACAGCCAAAGTGTATATACCGGTGTGAGCACACAGGGTTGATACCACAGCCGAATCAATGCCACCACTGACACCAACTACCAATGATTTTATGTCATGTTTTTTGGCGTAGTCTGTGATCCACCTAACTATGTGTTTGATTCGTTGCTTGGTTTTCAACTAGGTACCTTTTTGTTGGTTTCTTTCAGCTTGTTAAAGGTTGCAAGCTTGTCTTGAATGCGTTTTTGAACACGGCGATATTTATTGCCAAGATCACGTAGTTCTTTCCAATCTGCTTCTAGCTTTTCGTCGCTGTCTAGCAGTCCAAGCTGTGCTTCAATACGCTCAAGACTTTTCATCACACTTTTGCCATTGATTTCTAAATCTTGAGCATGTACCTGCATCACACCTTGATTGGGCCAATTGTAGCCTGTGCCGGTACCGGTGGTTGTCCAGGTATGATGGGCGCCGCTAATAGTAGTGTTAGAGTGCGAACCTGCGCCGCCCCCAACAACTGGGGTAGTATATACGATTCCAGATCCACCTCCACCACCTGATCCACCTGATCCACCTAACACTGTGTTTTGTGTGAGTTGACTGAAATCAATAGTGGTAATTTGACTTGTTGTCAGAGCAGGAATCTGCATGCTCTGCAGAGAGTTCCAATCGATTGAATCAGTGTGCCAAAGACTCGCAAATGTGTTTGCCTCAGGCTGTTTAGCAGGTTGGTAGTTGCTTAGGGCTGCTTTTAGTTCGGCTAGTTTTTCTTCTTCAGTGTCCATGTTCCATCCTTGTTGTCAATCCATTCAATGACGTCGCCTTCTTTCCAGCCCAGTTGTTCGCACATTTCTAGGCCAAGGTCAATCATTATCTCCCCAGGATTGTCGGGGTCTTCCACCAAGGTCCGAACAAATCTTTGTTCGCTATCCATGGTCATTCTCGGTCACCTGTGAGTTGCAACAGAGCTGCAAAAATATTGATATAGTTAATATAGAGACTTAGTGCACCAAACCATTGTAGTCTTTCAACACTGTCATGATCCGCTGCCCAGAACTCATCACGAATACGATTCATGTCATAGGCAGTGAGTGCTAGAAAAATCACCACTGTGAGCACATTGATAACCAACTGCAAGGTGCTGCTGGCAAAAAAGATATTGAGTAGGCCTGCCACAATTAATCCAATTACACCGGCCATGAGCCAGGGTCCAAGACCTTGTAATTCTCTGCGGGTAAAATATCCCCAACCTGCTACCGCTGCAAAACTTATTGTGGTACAGGTCAAAGCCTGAGCAATACTCGCACTGGTGTAGGTGTGAAACAACAGACTCAAACTAACACCCATGGCAGCAGCAAATCCAAAGAACCAAGCGCGAAGCTGTGCAATATCCATGGTGTCCCCTCGCCAGGCCAGGTACAGACTCAAGACCAATGGCAAGAAAATCAACACATAGCCAAAGAAACCAGCAAACAGCACAGGAACCAATCCCAGTCCGGACAGTACCGCTGCACACAGCATTGTGGCCAAAATACCAGTGGTCATTCTAGCCAACACTCCAGCTACTGCGGTGTTGAGATGTTCGGCACTGGAAACAAAAGTGTTCATAGATATCTCCTTGACGTTAAATTTCCCAGACGTGTGGTCCGGATTTGGCCACTGCAAAGTTCAAATAGGTTTCAATCTTGTCTAGATCTGCTCTTGATTTCAAACTCACAAGTTCGTTGGCAAAATGCAGTTCAACTCCTAGGTCCAAGGCCAAATTCAAGATTTCCAAACGACGTTGTACATCATCAGTCAAACAATACATGCTGCACAACACAATACCGTCTGGACGTTCTTTGATATACCATTCCAGCCCAGGTTGCCAGTCCATGTGTTCGTTTTCAAATTCATACGAAGTGTAGGCAATGCGATTTTTCACACAGTAGGGTTCGATCACTGCTCGTTGCATGGGCAAGGGTATGTGTTTGCTGAAAGCACTGTTCCAACCTGCATAGGTTATGAATCGAGCACCTGTGTAGTCTTGCACAGCAGCCACTTCGTAGTCACCAGGCAGGCGCATGAATCCACCGGGTAGTCTACGACCCCACTCTTCACCTTCTATGAGGATGCGCATGTCCATGCTCACACGAGTGTATCCTTCTAGATTGTTTTTGTTGCCATGCAGATGTTCTTGGAAGAACAAGTGACTCTGACCAGGACTTAGAGTCACTGGCCAGGCATACTTCAGGCACTCGTCCTCAAACCTGTCAAGACTCCATTTTTCTGCCAACACTCTCTTGGTTATGTCTCTACTGATATCCAGATCCAACATCCACATGGTATTGGTGCCTCGTGCTTCGGTAAACGGCGTCCAGATAGTTCTGCAGCCGCGACCGTTGCCAACAAAAATACCCTGATGAAAAGCCAACCTGCGTCCCACGCTTTCTTGATTGGGAATTACCACACGCAGTGTGCCCTGGCGTTGAATCATATAACGTCGATTACCTATGCGCTGTGGCACGCATTCCGCTGCAAACGCATCAAATCTTTCCATGAAGTCTCTACGACTGCAGGAGTTCTGCACATGATTGCTCACACGCAGTATTTCTGCTGGATCAAGAACTTCATGCAGGGTTTCTAGTTCCTTGACCTGTGGTGCTACTTCTTGAATCACACCTAGTGCCCAGGCAGGCCAGTTGTAGCGTTCAAGATCGTAGTTATAGATTTTGTTGTTCCAGTGTATCTGGGTATCAGAGAGCTGGGTCATTTTATTTTGCCAGGGCTTCTTTTTCAGCAGTGATTTCCTTGCGACGTTCTTTGATCGCTTTACTGAGTTCTTGCAAGGCCTTGCGTGCTCGTGCTGCTGAAGCCTTGATACCTTTCTGAGAAAACTTTTCGTTTTCAGAAATGTAGGTTTCAAATGCACGTTTAATGATATCGTGGTTTGTTTCTTCCATGTGGATCTCCTTTGTAAGTTGTAAGATTATATACGCCTTGCTGCCAACAAGTCAACAATTATGGCTAGCAATAGATGTGACGACGATTCCAAACGTCCCATATTATGACTTCGTCCCAACCATTGTTCCAGGTAGTACAAAATCGGTCATATGTATATCTATCAAAGATCTTCATACGATTGCCTTCAACATGGAAAGCATTGTGCGAGGAAGATCGTGCCCACTCGCGTAGCTTGCGTTCAGCACTGGCGTCGCGATAGATTATAAGATACAGAGCTTCAGTGGTATTGTAAGTCAATGCAGTTGATTGGATGACAAAGTGGGATTCATCAGTGTGTCTAGATTTTCCACGCTTTCGTCAAGTTCAAAAACGGTGTCGTCGTAGTTTGCTGCTGTGTCACTTGGAACACCAAACAAGCGCATCAAGGCACCTGCTGAAACCTGTTTGACACCATTGTCATACAATACCAATAACACTTGATGCATAGCGGTTTTGATCCGTTGTTCAAGGATGTCTTCGATCATAGTAATATTTATTTAGATTCTACGTATCAACAGCCAATTTTCGGTATGCCAAGGTGTTTGGTTGTTGAGGAACTGTGCCCAGGGCTCGTGATCATACATGGTAAGATCTTGAACCTGACAATCTTGATCTAGTGCATAGGCCACCATGGGATAGCCTAATAGTCTGTCATGACTGGTGATCATGATACCACCAGGCTGCAAACATCTTACGCCCCATTTTGCTGCATGCCAACGAGCATCACGACCAGCTTGTGTGTAGGTGCGACCAATGTCATTTTCAATATAGGTAGCTGGTATCTCGGTAACAAGCTGTAGGGCATCAATGCACCACACATTGGGCAGTTGCGTTCGATTAACTAGGTCAATACCCATCACACGATCTTGGCCCCAGTGTTGATTCATGGCCTCAAGAGTATAGCCCCATCCCACACCTAGCTGTATCTTGATACCATGATCTGGTACCAACTCACGGGCTAGATTTTCAAAAAACACAAAGCTTTTGTACTGGTGGGGAGGATCGTGATCTTGGTATGTGTCCACGTACTGTTGTTCAGTTGGATCACCTAACATAAAATTACTTAGTCGCAGATTTTACAGTCAAATAAAAAGGCCCTTGCGGGCCTGTGCAAACAGCACAATGACTTAGGCCATTTCTTTTTGTTTGCTTGTGGCAGCGGTCTTGGCCTTGCCACCGGTTTTAAGAGTAACGCTGACTTCGTCCTTGCGGCTAACGCGACTCTTTTCAGCGATTTTGTTGGCTACAACATAGCCAGCATCGCCTTCGGTGATACCAATTTGCTGCAAATATTGCAGTGCTTCTAGCTTGGTCATGGGACGCGGCAGTTCCACCAAGTTTACATTGGTGCAGCCTGCTTTGTTTAGGATTTTGATACGAGCCACCAAGTCATTGGCAAAGCGTGCCTTGACAGTGCCATCAGGATTGGTTGCGGTACCAGCTACAGTGAACATTTTTTCAGTTGCCATGATGTTGCCTTTCTATTAAGCCATAAAGTTGTTTAAAGTGCATGCCAATTTCTCAGCATACCCATATTGTAGCAAAAAGAGATTTAATGGTCAACCTTTTTTTGCTGTTTGGATCCGGTGGATTTTACCAGTTTTTTCTGGGCTCCAGCCAGTTCCAAATCCTGCACCCGTTTGCGTAGTTCGCGGTTTTGCTGGCTCATATGCTCAAAATTACGCCAACAACGCTCGAACCGCAGATCATAGATCTTTTGATAAGCTCTAAGTGCTTCTATAGCAGTATCAACGTCTATATGGGCATTTTCCACATCGTCCAGGGTTTCACCAATGTCATTGGTCACAGACCAACAACGAATGATTTCCTGTTCTAGATCAAAACTGTCACTCATTGAGCAAGTTCCTTGCTCTCTGTTTTGATTTTGTTTACACCGTGATCTAGAATTCGAGCCACGCCTGTGAATCCCACTGTGGCCACTACCAGACCAAAAACAAATCCTATCACAAGATTTTTCATACCAATCTCCTTACCAGCTTGAGTTATAAAATACTCGCAGTCCCATGAACAGTTCGGTTCGAGCCTTGCGCACAAATTCTAGGTCCTGCTCACGGTAATAATCATCTGCATCCGAGCCAAAAAAGAATCCTGAAGTTGGTGGCAATTGATTGTTTTTGATGTCGTGCTCCAACTGATCAAGATCTTCCCAGGTCAGCTCTAGTTCAATGCCATTGAATGCAGGATCCTGAGCAGGATCAGTGTTTTTGCTGCGCCACAGTTCTTCCATCCAACCGTGCAGATTGGGATGCTTGCGCCAGTAGGCAATTTCACGAGATGCATGATCATCGGTCCAATGCTGTGATGGCTTTGAAGCCACATACGCATACATGTCCAGTCCCATTTACTTGTCCTTTTTCACACTGGGTTTGGGAAATTTACTACACCATATACACCTAGTAGAACTTACACCATAAAAATACAAACCTGTGTCAAAGTAAGTTCTAGCACAACCTTGACAGTCAAACTTTTGCATGGGAGGTCCATATGGACCATCAACGGCCTGCTGTTGTTTGGTACCAAGATCACCAGTGATAGGTCTAGCGTTCATGATGTTATTTTCACCTGATCTGGGTTCATTGGGTTACCATAAAATCTATGTCCTATGCGTCGTATGGTCTCGGCCATGTGCTGCGGTGAAGCATCAAAGGCCTCCCGAATGTCATCTACTGTTATGCCCTGTTGCACTGTGATCACATAGATTTCATAATGGCGTTGCGGATTGTACTGTGCTCGTAATTTCCAATGCAGTAGATTAGGTGGCACGGGTAGGTTTTTTGACTCCTCGCCCCGGAGAACTGCCCAGGTGCGTTTTTTATCAATGTCGCTGATGTTCACCGCCGACTCTAGTCCGTAGCAGTCCCACATCAATGCAATTGTATCTGTGCTCATTTTCTATTGGTAAAAATTGAAACACCTAATTTAGGCAAAGGACCCGAGCTAGCAGCATGCAGTTGTTCTCTTGGAAACACAATCACATCACCCGGTATCCAAGGCACATAGCAGTCAAACTCTAGGCCTTCTAAATCATCATAATCAACATGCTGCAAGTATCTATTATAGACATTCTGATTAAAAGGTCGACCAGAATAACCCTGAACCTGTTGGTAATCTGAAACCACTTGATTTCTTAGTTCACCATTGGGCTGGTAAAGATCCTGTGTGGGCTGAGTTTTTTTGGTAAACTTGCTGCATCTAGCAGTCCAAAAGTTTTGGAAAAACACAGTTCCAATGTCTCCCTCAACTGCCAATGGAATGATCACTCCTTGATAGATGCGTTGATGTTGTTCACCTAGACCGCTGTCAACATGCACACCGAACCTGCTGGTAAGGTTGTGGAAAAACTGCACCATTTCAACTTCATATGCATCAGAATGCACATAGCGTATCACTGGTTCCAAGAGATGTCGTGGCCAATTCTCCTGGTTCCATTTTGGTGCTTTGCTCACACAGTCGGGTCTACTATCAGTGAGTTGGTCCGGTTCTTCGAACCATGCCTGGAGACCAGTTCTCACTGACTCGGGCACAAGATTCTTGTAAACAGTCACTGGTGGTATCACTCTTGAATTCCAAAATGGTCTTTGATATTATCAATACAATCGTCGGCACCTACTAGGTCAACTTGATCGCATAAGAACAAACATTGCTTTACAGTTTCCTTGATGCCATCCGATTGTCCGGCGATATAACCTGAACTGAAATGCTGGGCTTCGATGTCTTTCTCTAGCAGCTGAGCGAACCGTTCAAGACTGTTCCTGTAGATATGACCATTGTATGCTGAACTGTCTGGTAACTCAATACCAGCCTGTTCGGCAAGTTGTTTAATTCGTTCGTTCATTCCTCAAACTCCAGATCAAACTCAGTAAACACAACTTCCTGCGCAAAGGCCAGGGCACCTTCCCAACCAGCGTCAAATAAATCTCGTTCAGGAGTCTTTTGATATTCTTTATCAATCACATCCACACAACGGCGTATAATTAGTTCGGCAAATCGATATCTATCCAGAACCGGCACGCCTAGGATGTCATCTGTGGCCTGACTAGCAAGTTCGTCTACTAGCAATTTGTTCATGGTTATCCTGTGAGTTTGGCCACGATAGCAGTGGCCTCAAGTTGATGTGTTTGGCTGCGCAGCATGTCAAGTTCAGTCTCAAACTGTTCTGCGGGCAAGCTCATTAATAGTCGCTGCACTGTACTAACCATCCAGCCTGCTTCGTAAGCATAGCCACTGTTACTCTGTCTGCAGGCTCGGCTGAATTCACGCAGCACCTGGCCTGCTTCTTCCCACTGATCAAGTTTATTATCTACTGGCATTTTCTTCATTTACCTTTACACATTGAAAGTTCCATAAGCCATGATTGTCAATTCGTTGCACTCTAAGACGTTCTAGTTCACAGTCTGCGGCAGTGAGATGATAGGCCCGAATGTCGCCATTGGGAAGATTCATGGCCTGACCAGATGCTGTGACCCAGGCTACTAGCACATAAACGATTCCGTTCATTATTCCATACCTGGCAGTTGTGATACTGCTTGATCAAACATAGCATGATTAAGTTGTTGTTCTAGCACATTGGCTCTAGGATTGTAGTCTTCTGCGAGAATAAAAGCCAGACGTTCAATACTGGAGTTACTAAGCAGTGCGATTTCGTTGGCTAGAATTTCCAAGCGATCCATTAGTTATACCCCACTTCGTAGTTTTCGGGTTCCAGCATGTCAGCTTCAAGCACCGCGTCATGATAGTTAGTGGCGCCTAGCAAAATACTCTGTCCTTGATAAAAGTTGGCCATGTATGAGCCCGACACCGGATCGTACTCTACACTGATAAGAAAGTTTTCCATTATGCTCTCCCGTAGTAATCTGCGTCCTGGTCAGCTGATTGTTCAGCATATTCTTTTGGCACTGCCATGTCTAGTACAGCCTGCACTTCTGCGGTACTGATCTGCAGGTTCATGGCAATGTAGTCAGCGGTTTCATCTGAGAATCCCCAAGGATCGCCAATCTGCTCTGCCATGCGCATGATGTCTATTGCTAGGTTTTTCATTTTGCCCATATCAATCCCACCTTTTCTTGTCACCAAATTGGTCATTGTGCTCATAACCTGCCAAATATTCTGCACGTTCTTCGGCAGTAAGGTCTTCGATTTTTTCGCCGTTGCCGGTACCTTGCGGCCACCAATGCGGACCACGCGGACGACCGTAATAACTGTCTGCCGAGCCACGATCCCACAAGCTACCATGACGGCCACGATCAAACTGCGGCCCTTTTAACAAACGCATCAGTTGCTCTTGACTAACACTTTCTTGCATTGTTTGCTCCTTGTTTTTACTGTACCAATATTATAGCAAATGGGTATTTTTTGGTCAAGCGTGATTGTAGCGGCCTGTGAATTTTGCAACAGCACTGTCGCTTTTACCTAAATGCCTACTACCCGGAATTTTATGCTTTGGTGCTTTGTTGGGTTTGCAGATTGTAACTTTAACATTATCGGTAGTTACAAATTGTGCAACAATCATTCGATTACGCATTTTGCTACTCCTTGATAGTTACTGTACCAATAGTATAACAAATGGGTATTTTTTGGTCAACCGCGGACCAAGTCAAAGATACTGTTCTGTAGATCTGCTACTTCGTCCGCAGGTACGTAGAAGTCAGTCCTAGGATCCCAGTACTCTCCGGCTCTTGGATCATAGTACAGTACTCTGCCACTGGGATAATGAAATGGACCTTCCAAGCCCTGGCGTGGGCCATGCTCCTGGCCATGTTTGAACACACGATAGCTCATGTTAGGCCTCGGTTGTGTTGATGTTGCAGGCAGCAAAGAATCGCTGCTCGTTGAATTTGGGGTTGGCTGCTTTGCAGGCCGATGCCACTGCCACAGCAGCATTCAAACGGCAGTGTGGATCAAGCATGGTTGAAATATAGTGGGCGAGCAGTTCAAAGTGTTTCTTAGACATACTGTGGCTCCTTGTTGTTTACTGTACTGCTATTATATAGAAACGGAAATTATTGGTCAACCTGCACTAGGTAAGTGCTGACTAACCCACGATTTCTGTGCTTGGAATGCCGCTGATACTGTGTAGCATCACGGTGACGAACCGCGCGATTGTGATCGTTTTTAGCGACCAAATTGCGGGGTTTTGGTAGTGTGATTTTTGTTTTCATACCGTAATTATACGGTCTGGGGATTATTTGGTCAACCTTGACCTGTGGAGCCAACAGGCACCCAGCCTATACGCAGCAGATCCTGCCGGACTTCATCTGTGATTAGTCCTTCGCTGACAAAGTTATTATTATGGTCTTGTTCAGCCTCAGAATCACTCAACATCATGCCTCTGCGGATGCCCGAACAATACCAGTCTATGTAGTCACCTTCCTGACGAATATGAGCCACGATACCTCCAGCATACCGCCAGGTGCATCCCCAGGTTTGATCTTTTAGTATGGGCCAGACTTCATTGCGTTGGAACTCATTGTTGCACAGAGCCGCATAGAAGTTCTGAGCATAGGAAGTATTGCTGCGAATCTTGGCACAGATCCAGTCACAGCCTTCAACATCATACTCAAGATTAGGATATTCAGATTCCATGATGTTTGGTGGGCCGGGAGAGATTCGAACTCTCTATCCCCCGATTATGAGTCGGACGCATATACCTAATATGCTTCCGGCCCTAACTCCATTTAAGAGCAAACAGTGTGGCAATGGTTGGATTTTTAAAATACACCGACCAGTTGCTGATTATGTAGTCTATTTTAACACTTTGTCCATGATCGTTCAACCAGTAATGGACATCATCCAAATTGTATGGTTCAATACTCATGCGCATGGGCACAACATGCACAAAGCCCTGCTCGGCCAATCTCACTGGATAAGGCCTGCTTAATGGATTGCTGTGATCAAGTCGGCTAGATTTGGTCACTAGTTCCACATTATAGCAATATGACTCGCATAGATTGCGTATTTTTTACGCATGCGAATTGTCAAACGATTTTCTGCTGCATCATTATTGGCCATGTACCACTGCCAGTCTGGTCCTTGGCGGCCTATCCATTGTTCCATGAACGGACGATAGTGATCATTTGGATCTGCACTGGGCACTTCAACACGTCTAGCACCAACATCATACCACCTTGGATCCGCGTATCCCACCGCTATAGGACCCGAAGGCCATTTTACATTGACTTCGATCCAGGGAACAAAGAACCACCATATTTTTTCTAACTTACTTAACATGACCACCTCAACAACCACCAAGTCATTTCTTGCCGATCACTGAATCCCCACCACTCTTCTTTGTCACTGGCGCTGTAACAGGACATACCACTGGCACAATTCCGTCTACACCATGCCCAAAACTTGGTTTTGGTTTCATTAGCGATAGATACTCTAATTGGAGATACTGACACAAACCACTGACAGCGAATTCCTGAGCTGTGCTCATAGGCCCATAGACCACTGCCGGGGTCTCCCAGCCCGGGCTTTACTGCGTTCCAATGTTTGATAAATTGTTCGCGATCTAATACTGTCACGACCACCTCAATGCAAACTCCATGGCATCAAGCGAATGCCTAAAGTGCCATTTCACTGCAAACTGCCAGTTGTCAAGATCCAACTCATTGGTATCAAATTCTTCATGCCATGCTGCATCGTTTCTATTTTGAGGCTGCAATCGGCCTATGCCGTAACGATTGGCTAGATACTCCCAGGCTTCAACATATGAACCATAGTCGCGAAAACGACTTATCACAAGGTAAGGATATTGACGTCTAAGTCGTCTACGTTGTCTGGCGTTCACGACCACCTCAACAAGTATAACAGATAATCTGATTGATTACGAAAACAAACATAGCCACGATTACGCCACCATGGCCGTCCCGGAGCGTAGCCAGTGTCTTCGCTTGTGTGGCCAAAAGTTTTCTTGCACCACTCAATTCTGGCGTATGCTTCTGGCATCTTGGCTCGATAATAGGTCATGACCACTTCAACAAAAACACAGCGATTTCTTTTTCATTACGAAAACGAAACTGATCAAATGAAGTTCGAACACCACAATTATTTTCTCTACACCAGGCGGCCACAGGCTCTAGGTGTTCATCGCGTAGTCCAGTGGGGGTCACAGCGCCATGATCATAGGCCATTCTAGCACACAGATAGAACGGACGCGAGTGTCTTTCCCAAACTAATTTCACAAATTCACTGCTTCCTTATGCACTGCAAATCTATACAGTGCATTACATTCCCAAAGGAATTGTTGACCAACATCCATGCTGACATAATCTACGCCTTGCATGCCCTGCTCGGTATATGAAACATCAAGTATGGCGTCGGGACTGAGACCAAAATGATTCTCCATACAGGTAAGGAATGAGTGTTTCCAGCCCATGTCCGAATATATCAATCCATCGTTGTCAACGTCCCATTCCTTAGGCTCAAAGTAAGCTCTAAGCTCACCATACTCACCGTTGTCGCTGACATAAGCCAGGGCCACACGATGAATTTTTACGGTCTTGATCTGGTTAGACCAGTAGCCGTCGCCGCTGGTCCGGGTGATAAAATTTACCAAACAATCAAATTTCATTGTATAATCCAAACAATAATTGCCAAGGTTATCATGAACCAGAACACTATAGTATCTCCACTATATCATGTATGGTCAGCTACTTCGCATTCAATGATCCAGTTGCGGAACTCGGTGAATTTGTCAACTTCTACACCTAGGCTTACCGCTTGATTTACAAAGTGTTGAAGCAGTGTGTTATACAGCTCGTCCGGCATGGTGTCTTTGTCAAATTGAATTTTCATGTGGTTGCCTCCAACTCTTGAATTTGCTTCCAAAGTTTACTACGCTGCTCGTCAATTTTGGAATTGGTCTCTTCGTCGAAACATCCTGCCTGCTCATCAAGATGAACCAGTTCGTTGTACAGCACATCTAGTATATATTGGTCAGCCATGCTATCTCCTAGGTGCCTGTCATTTCTTTGTGGCGTTTGAGAAACTCTTTACGGTGCTCTTCGCGGATCTTAACAGGATCCAAAGGCTCTGGAATACCAAAGATCTCTTCACGGCAGCGACGTGGGCTGATCACACCAACGATTATGACTATGATACCCATGAGCACCATCTTGAGTCGGTCGGTTATGAATTTCATGATTATTTCTGATCCATGATATAAGTGAACAGCACAAACTTGGCACGGTTAAGCTGTTGGCGAGCATCTTCGGCTCGCATGAAGTCAACTTCACCGTACTCGGTGTTAACCATTTCTTGTGCATCGGACATCATGCTGGCAACAACCATAGCGGGGCCAGAGAGCTTGAACGTGATGCTGGATTCGACTGCTTCGCGCATCTGCGCTTCGGTGCAGCCGTACATTGAAACTTCGCGGATTTCTTGGGTAGTAAGACCTTGGAATGCTGTTCTCATTTGCTGCTCCTTGTTGTTTAGTGTTCTTGTATTATAGGCAAATTAGGAATTTTGGTCAAATCTTTATTTTTTCTTGTTTTTTTGCTTTTTGTTAACTGTTGCAACTTCTTTAACTTTTGTTGCATTTTTCATAATATGGAACAAATCTGTTGCTTTTTTAAAATTGAAATTAGGGTGCCGGTACATGTAGTCTATTTTGCGTTCTAAAACTTGCAAAACTTCTAACAAGTCCATTTTTGTTGCGAAATCGCTAGCCATTAGTATGTTGTTAATATCATGCTTGTCTAGCATGTATTCTACCCATTTTGTTGTGGCAGGTATCTTGTAATATTGTACAATTGCTTTTTTGTTATTGGTTACATTGTACTTGGCGATATAACTGTGTGCAAACATATACGCTCCGGTTTATGTAATCACACATTATACGAAAACGGTGATTTATAGTCAACCGTTTTCGTTTTTGTGACAACCATGCACTATAGCAACACAGTGTGCCGCCAATAATCGCTGGCCGCTGCTACCCCGCTGCCTGGTTCCACATTGATGCCACAGTCCTGCATGGCCATTTCTGCACCCGAGATCGCTGCCATGAGATGTATTTCATTCATGTCACCCAGGTGCCCAATGCGGAATAGCTTGCCAGCGACCTTGCTCAACCCTGCTCCCAGTGACAGATTGTACCTGGTATAGGCTCTGCGGATCACATCTGCCCCGTTGATGCCTTCGGGTACCATGATTGCAGACACAGTGTTGGAGTACCACTCTGGAGATCGAGCGCAGAGCTCTAGACCCCATCCCTTTTGAACAGCAGCCCGAACACCTTCGGCAAGGAAAGCATGGCGACGAATAATGTTATCCAGGCCTTCTTCGTCTATCATCTTTAGCGACTCAATCAAGCCATACAACAAACTCAGTGCTGGTGTGTAAGGATAATATCCGGTGCTGTTGCTGTTAAGCATATCGTTTAGATCAAAATATGCTCGCTTGAGTTTGGCAGTATGGCGTAGTTCCAATGCCTTTGGGCTAGCACACAGGATGCCTAGACCAGCTGGCAGCATAAGACCTTTTTGTGATCCTGATACTGCCATGTCCACACCCCATTGATCGAATCTTAGGTCAATTGACGCCAGACTACTCACACAGTCCACAAACAGTAGAGCAGGGTGGTTGGTGCTAGCCAATGCGTTTCTAACCGCAGCCACATCTGATGTAACACCAGTGGCAGTTTCATTATGGCATACTAGCACTGCCTTATAGGCGTGTGTGGTGTCGGCCGCTAGTCGTTGTTGATATGTGTCAACAGGAACACCAGTACCCCATTCACAATCTACTACATCTACTTCTAGCCCAAGTCGGACGCACATGTCAATCCAGAGATGACTGAATTGACCAAATCTAGCGGCCAGCACTCGATCACCCGGGCTTAGTGTGTTTGTTATGGCTGCTTCCCAACAGCCGGTGCCTGAACTGGGAAACACAAATGGTGTGCCTAATTCAGTCTTGAACACTCGTTTGAGTCCGGTAGTGATTTGATGAGTAATACTAGGGAAGTCGGGCGATCTATGGTCCTCCATTGATACAACCATAGCCCGTTGTACGCGATCAGGAACGTTGGTAGGTCCAGGTACAAATAAAAAGTTACGTCCAGCCATGTTTTTTCCTTTCAAAAAAAGGCCAGTACATGGCTGGTTTGTTTTTATAGGTCGTCCTATACCATGTTAGGTTAGGCAATTATACACAGAGTCTTGACGTAAGTCAAGGTCTAGGGTTGCCTTTTACCATGCATCAGGCCAAGCTGCCACTCTGTTCAAACTGGTAAAATTAGTTACCATTTTTTTAGCAGCTTCGCTGAAGCCACGCTTGTGATAGTATATTTGCGCCAGTTCTGTGATCGCTTCTAGATCGGATCTTTCACCAACACTGGCTATCGTGGCCACAGTCAAGGGTCTGCCACGCAGAGAAGCAAAACCAAAGTCCCAAAAGTTTTGAATGATTTCTCGTCTGTTGGTTATTTTCTTACCAGACTTCACACTGTATACACCTTGGTGTTTGGCAAGAGCAAAACATCTCTTCCAAGTCAACAGTTGAGTCACAGCGCCCTGACTGCTGCGTTCAGAATATGGCCTCAAACGACTGATGCCCTTGTGATCGCCCCACTCTTCAAATTCTTCTCGCCACTCATCAGAATATAGATTTTTAGCAATTGATACCACGTCAGTGGTAGCAGCACCCAAAAACTGTATCTTGTGGTCGGTAAAAACCACATAGCTTTGTTGAAATTTTTCGCCTAATTTCAGTAGATTGTCAAGGTTCTCCGAACTTTCGCGGTTTGCCTGTTGACCAAGAGTAAACACAGTGAGCTGATCTGCTTCACGATTGTTTTGCCTACTCCATCCATATCGATCACGTTTGCCCACTGCCAATCTATAATTGGCTTGATTCACTGCATAGATGGTTTGATATTGCAACATAAAGACTCCCGACAATGGCGTTCAGATCAGTATACAGCTCTAGACATTTTTTGTCAATTGTGTTGTCCCCATTTCACTCGCAACCAGGCTCGTTCATGTACATAATGCAGAACGGTTAACACGATATTGGCCATGATTGCTCCACTCCAACCGGCCCAGATTGCTGTGACCAGTGTGGCAATGATTCGCCAACATACTGCCCTGGCTATGGTTCTTTTGTGCGATTCTAACAATTTTTTACCTCCATTAAAAAGCCCCTTTTCGGGGCTTATTTTACTAGGCTCAAAATCCAGTTGGTCAGTATACGAATCTCTTCATCGGTAAGCGTGGGATGAGCAGGCATTTTTCCTTTGCCATTTCTTATCACGTTTTTCACATGCTCAGGATCGTCTTTGTGTTTTTCTGCCACACGTGTCAGAGCAGGTGGGTAACTGATACCAATATGTTCAATGCTATGACAGCCCAAACATGCTGATTTTTTAGCTAGTGATTCAGCCTCATTGGCTAGTACAGAACTGCTGAACAACATTAAAATTACAACGTACTTCATTTGGTTAGTATTCCCAACTGTCTATATCCACGACTGGTAGGATGCACTCGATCAGGTGCAAGTTCTGGTATTGTTATAAACGTATCACCAAACTGTTTGGCTATTTTTTTCACTAGATCTTGCTTGTCTGATTTCACTGCTGGCACTATCCAGAACACCTGATCCGCTGCTACGTGAGTTCTCAATGCTATGAGTTCTACTTCGGTGTTAAGACTTTTGTAGTCATTGCTGCCCAGACTGATAATTGTGGTCCGGGCAGGCTTGACCTTTTTAATATAGATATTGTTCCAGTCTCGACTGTTTATGCCACTCTGTGCAAGAGTCACACATTCAGTCCTAACTTGACCAATGCCTTTGGCAATGCTATCACCTACTATCAAACAATCTAACACACAGTCCCCTGATCAGGATAAAGCCAGTCTTGGTTGATCAGCAAAGTCTGCGATCAAGCTATTTATAGTGCTCAAAGGCACAGGAGTGCTGTGCAGATAGTTTTCATGATCAACACCCACAGTCAACCCAGTGGTCTGGTTCTGTAGAGCAGTGATCATGTCTGCTGTGAGCTCAAAACGCAGAAAGTGTACAGCCGAAGTCTTAACATCGTTGCTGCGATCAAGATCTTCGTCAGCCACTGCATACACAGGCTGGTGTCCTTCTACCTGCAGGAACACACGATCCTCGATACCACGCAACAGCGCCAGCTGGTAAGCTCTCACTGTTGGGTCGCTATACTCAATGGTCATAGTGGCCTTGAGGTTTGAGCCTGTGGGAATCAAGGGATTGTAAGCATCAAGTTCATCTTGTATGCCTTGTTGACTGAAAGTGCGCTCGATCAACAGCATCTCTTGAATTTGGTATTGTACAGTGACGCGATCCTCAAAATGCAGAGTGACGTTTGCCCCCAGCTGAAGCTGCCTTTGCTTACGATGTTGCACTGCCCGGAGTTTGAATTCCGGGCGGCGAGCACTATACTGTTCTAACGAATATAGGTCTTGTGAGGTAAGCATTTTAGGCGTTCTCTGAACGATATGCGTCTAGGGTTTTCTTGAACTTGCCAGCATGGCTACGTTCTGCTTTGGCCAAGGTATCAAACCAGTCAGCGATTTCATCAAAGCCTTCGTCACGTGCATCACGTGCCATGCCTGGGTACATGTCTGTGTACTCGTGCGTTTCGCCATGGATAGCACTTTCTAGAGCTTGCACAATGTCACCAGCTGGCAGGCCAGTTTCTGGATCACCTGAACCACCTGCGATCAAGTATTCCATGTGACCATGCGCATGACCTGTTTCACCCTCTGCGGTGTGACGGAAGATGTTGGCTACGTCAGTGGCACCTGCGATGTCAGCCATGTTTGCGAAATACAGATAGCGACGGTTAGCTTTGGATTCGCCTGCAAATGCATCCTTTAGATGCTGTTCGGTTTTGGTTCCTGTTACTTTCATTTGATTTCTCCTGTAAAAAAAATGTTGCATTGCAATTATACAGATTATATATCATAACTGCAATCTATTTTTTTAGGTTTTTCCATTGTATTTTTTAATGGAATCAATACAAGTATTAAATTGCATTAGTGAATGCCAAAATGCTGATAATGACTGTCTAGGTTCCAGGTCACAGTGTCAATCGCCACCCCATCATGTGTTTCAACTTGGATGCCCAGAATTTGATAGCGTTGCCAAAACCAATAGATGTCAGGCGTGGTACTGGCCAGACTTTGACTATTGAGTTTCTTGTGGTTCTTTTTGCTCACAAGGCAGGTTGGGATATTTAAGGCTTCTCTAGCAGAGATACGCCCGTTTAACAGCAGATCTCTAGCCACAGCAGCAGGCAGCACATGTTCAAAGTCACACTTGGTATCAGGTTTGAGACCTAGCTCACGATAATGTGCTCCGATGTTTTCTTTGATACAGTAGCCATGATATCTACGCAGCACAAAATCAATGATGTCGCGTAGTAGTCTTGCGGTTTGATCCGAGGACTGCAACCTGCTATAGGTCCACACACAGATTTTTAACACACGCAGAGCAAATGTTTCGGTTTGAGCATAGCTGGCACCATCACGTTTGACTCTGGTGTATTTTACTTGTTTGAAACCCTGTAGGCGTTCTTGTAGCGATTTCATGTTTGTTTCCAATATTGTTCACAAAGTCGGCGGCAATAATTGCTGGCTTCTGCTTCACTTGGCAGCTTCAATGGACACTCTGACATCTTGGCCGCAGAATATCCATTGGGCAAATCTAACTTGTGAATACGAAGCTTCCGCTCAGCAATAACTAGCTCAATTTCTTTCATAAGGTCTTCTATGGGAAGTTTGAACATTTCAGTTTGAGCACTGCCATACTTTACATACTTGGCACCATATCTCCACAAACGACGTTTGAGCAGCTTTTCTAATACCCCTATATCCCAGGATTCTCCAAAATACACATGGTCAAGTTTGAACTTGTTCCAACAAAATTTTTGTCTTGCTCTTACTGCCGAATATGGTGTCAATGCAATGCCAAGTTTCCAAGCGTCTGGTTCACCAGTTAAGTCTTTGTGTAGGTAAAAAAAATGACTCATTACATACTCCTTAGAACAGATCAGTAGCAGCAGGAACAAAAACGTTGAAACTGTTCTTGGGATACCTAAAACTTCGAGGCTTGTTCGCTGCCCAGCTCTGACGCATTTGATGCCAGAAAAATGCAGTGCCAACTGGTGTGTTCTTGAGATTGGCAGGAGCAGCAGGCCAAAGGTGCTTGGGCAACTGTGTGGCAGTGTGTGACGCATTGTATGCGTTGACATTGGCGCGATGCACCTGTTCCCAATAAGGACCCTTGGCATCAAAGTTTGCGTCAAACAAGTCAATGCATATACCAGCCATTTCTTCAATTTCTGCATCACTATAGGTGATGTTTTCTTGCTCGCACATGTTTAGGAATTCTATGATGATAGGAATTTCCTTGGAGTTGATAGGTCTTTGCTGACTGGCTACAACAAAAGCACCGTACACACAGAACTGCCTAACCACGTCAACACTGGCAGCATACAACTCGTTCAAACGACTGATGGCACCCACTTGGTCGGTGTCATTGAATTTTTCTGCTGTGACAAACAAACCGGCTCTAGCGATGTGTTGTTGTTTTTGCCAAGCAGCCACCCATTCAGGATCGGTGGCGCCATCTACTTCTACACCATAAACCATTTGCGCAAAAATATCAATGATGTCCAAGGGCTTTTTGCCTGCGTTTTTGCCCACAGTGGTGTTGAGGCTAATAAACAGTTGGCGCAGGTCTGCGCGACTGGTTATGTCATAGATGTTGGCAGGAAACTTCACATCCTTGATGTTCAAACCAAAAAAGTTTTCCACTATCAGCATCAAGGCCAGAGCAGTGTGCTGGCTATCCCAAGCACCCCACTTGCCGTTGGGAGTGCGAAATACCTGTATGGGCTGAGCCATGAACGCACGGAAGTTAGAGATAATGTGCAGAATCCATTTGAGGTTAGGCTCACGTTGCATTGTGGTATCAATCATGATATCACCGGCGTCGATTTCTTGAGCAGCACACAATTTAAACTGTGTGCGATCAAAGAAATCTTTCAACTTAGGATGACTGCGTTTGAAGTCTTTTAGGGCCTTGGCCAATCCAGCATGCCAATTACGCTGAGCCTGCGGTGGCAGTGCGGCGATTGTGTCGTGCAGACGCTGTTTGAGGTCAACAAGATGAGATTGGGTGTTATGAAAACGCGAGTTACGCTGATCTGCGTAGGTAGATGTGGCAGTTGCCATTGCTTTCTCCATATTAGTAACCGTTACAATCATTGGCCCTATGCCTAGATTGTTTTTTGGTTAGCTTTGTGTTACATCAATTACTATACAGCAAAAATCTTTATTGGACGACTGATATTTTACCGATTTTATCCCGTACTGAGCACTCGAACCGCAACCTGTTGATGTCGGCTCACACGGCCGATATACTGGTATTTGACATCGTAATTTCTACAGAATTCTTTCCAGGCTGCGAATTCATCTTGTTGCCATCCGGGATAGTTGAGATATTCGTCAAATATGATCACAGTGCCCGGAACAATGTTTTCCCGTAGTTCGGTCAATACCGTTTTGGTACTGGAGTAGAGATCGCAGTCCACATGCAGCAACAACAGCGGAGTATTGGTGTAACTGGCTTTCCACTTTGGCAAGGTTTCATTAAACCAGCCCACATGCAAATAGGTGTTGTCTCTTACTCTAGGCAGATTGTCTCTTTTGAAAAATCCTCGAGGCATACGACTGGTCCAGTCTTCGGGTAATCCTTCAAAGCTGTCAAACCCATGAATAAATTTATTTGGCAGCAGTCTTGCAAATTGGTTTAGTGTGCGACCTGTAGCAACACCGAACTCTAGTACCATGCCACGCGGTATGAGATTGGAATCAAGTTGCGTTTTGACCACCCAATCGTGTAAGTCATAGTCGCAGCTGAAGTTAGGAACTGTGCGCATGTGAAGCTGTACATACCTAGCAGATTCTTCTGAGGCCTGCCGTAGTGCAGTGAACTCAGTGTCAATCACATCAGTGTACTGACCTGTGAGTCTACGTTGAAACCAATTGGGTTGAGGATAACGCCACCATTGGCGCACACGGTCATAAAGTCTGTGTAAATTCATAGTTTGCCTTCTTGATCTAGTAATCGATCTAATGTGCTTTGTGGTACTATTGCCGATGTTACAGGTTGATGCTTGACCCAGGTACTGATAATACTTTCTACATCATCGGGATGACTACGCTGGCTGCGTATTACCACTGGACTAGAATTCACTCTTGTGACCAATGCAGCACAGGGCTTGCCATCAACCAATAACATACGTACTTGGTTTTCAAACACTAGTTCGTGTGTGCGTTCGCCAGTGCGTTCCCATTTCATAATATTTGATTTAACTCCATTTCATTGTGAAACCCAATCTGTCGGTGTCGCTGTCAAAATAAAAAATATAACGACCCGGATGAGTTTGAGTAGCACTTTCTACCATTTGCCAACGCCAGTCGTCTTTGGTTTGTTCTCTGCACCAAGACAACGCCATGTCTAATCGACCAAAAGGCAGCTGGACTTCTATTGCATAATTGAATCCACGACCTCGACGAGTGTGATCATTGAATCCCCAATGCCATGGATCATCAGTTGGCCAAAGACTATGTTTCCAGGTATGTGTCACGAATGTATGACTCTATAGATGCATCACTTATGACATTATATAGTAACAAGTTGTCCCATACGTCAAAATACTCACAGAAGCTTTGTCCCTGTGTGAGCCCGCGACAATGATCGAACACACGATGTTTGCGCCATGTATCATAGTCTTGTTGACTGATTAATTGCGCAGGCCTAGTGTTAGCTGAAAGATCAAACCAGGTTCTAGGCTTCATGTTAGGTCCAAAGGCTTTGACGAATCTTGATTAATCGTATCATCATGTCTGTATCCTCCTGTTCGTACTGTGCTTCAAGTTCCGTGATTTTGTCAAGCATAGGCTGTGTGTCTATTTTTTCAACGTTGGGATTGTCATCATCTTCGTCAAAGAAAAGACTGCCTTTCTCACGCTTTCGCTCACAGTACTCACTCCAACCACTTACTTCGTAAGGATCAGGACGCTTTGGATAGACTTCCTTCCACCAAGTATAAAGTTCTAGAATTTCCTTGGCCTTTTCAGCCTGTTGACTTGGTTTGTGTCTGTCAGGATGTTCATCGTCTAGCCAATCATTAGTAAGACTCATTTGCCATTTAAGGTTGTCAATACCCGACTCGGGGCTACGCCAGCTGCGCCAACGAAACCATCCAGTGGCCCAGAATGGGGCCTGATACTTTCTACGCTCTTCGGAACCGCTCCAGGCAATGTTCCACCAAGCCAGCTCAATCTCAACAAAGTCCACAAGTTCGTTGAAAAGACAAGGCAGAAAACGGTTGCCCACATCGCACCAAGTACCAGGCTTGATGTCCCTAGGATGAGCAGTAAGAGCATGGGTGCGGGTAACGAATCGATTGTTGATATAATATTTGAGAGCATAGAGTTGGTCCGTGGGCCAATAGAAAAACTTTTGTAGGTGGTCCAGGCCTTCATCGGCCAACCAATAGCGAATAGGATGTAGTGCCTGCGCTTGACGGTGCCAACGAGCCCACCCACTTGATGTTTCGGCTGTGGGTTTGGCTGTTCCTCTTAGCCAATCAGCAAATTTTGAGCAAGTCCAGTAATGGTTCCTCATTTGGAATCCTTGTGTGTTAGATAGTGATCTTTGCCGCTGGGATGATCAAACCAAGGGCCACGTTTTTCAGCAGACATTTTGGTATAATACTCACGTTTGTTCAACCGCCAGCTTTCGTGAATCGTAGTAGTAGTTGGTATTTTACACTGATCTAAAAATTTCTGCAACGATATTGCATAATCTAGATCTTGACGACCCTTGAGCCAAAACAAGTGATCAAAATTGTGTTGAAGTATGTCTGCGCTGGCTGCTCTAAACTCCAAAAAACCATTTGGTTGATTAGACAAGGTTTCTAGTACACTCACAATCTTGTGCATTCTAGTGGCAATGTCTGTTTCCTGATCATAGCTTTCATCAATCAATGATCCAAAAGTCTTAAAACCAAGTTTGTGCATGTAAGCAAGAGTGCCAGCGCCAGCAAAACACAAAAAAGGCATCTGTGCCAGGATCGGTCTTACGGTTTTTTCACTGATCAAACTTTCAACTACAAAGGCCTCTAGCACCAGTTCGCAGGCAAATTCACTATAGTATCGACTTATTGCCCCTTCTTCATAGTAGATGTGATCGTCCCTACTGAGTCTACGAGGCATGATGTCAGCAAAGGGTTCTTGACTTTGAAGCCTAGATGCCATGTCAGCACTGCCTTGATGCCCATGATAAATCACAAAGTTGTTGGCCAGCAGACCTTTATCATCTGCTAGATTTAAAATCTGTTGACGGTATGATCTATAACCGTTGACCATGGCAAAAAACTGATTTTTCCTTACATTGGGAAACTGTAGACGCGGGGCTACCAAGCCACCAATGTCTAGTGCGTACCACCATGAACTCAAGATTGGTATTTCTTGATGTTGTGGAGTGGAATCATCACACAGTCTCCAAATACGTGGATGTTCAAACAAAGGCATCAACACTTGATATTCTGGGCTAACTTGGCCCATACAACGCCAACAACTGCTGTTCATGATGTCGTTGCCAATAACGATCCAATTTTTATCAGCATAATCAATTACAGGTTGCACCCCATAATCTCTCACGTATCTTGCTATAAAACGCGGCTCTGCCATGAGCAAGCAGTCTCTATGATCTGGAAGCTCTTGACGTTGGGTCACAGGATTCCAGATGTCCAAAAACTCATGATCGTGTTCCAGAAGATCTAGAGCTCGACTAAAACGTTGAGCAGCTTCTGGTTGCAGCACATATATCATTTGGTTTCTTTAGTAGGAAAGAGTTCTTTGAATTTTTTGATTACCTCAGGATCACCACCCATGATGCCCAACACCATGTCATGTGGCACACGATCTTGAAAATCCTGTGAAGTGCGTCCTTGAAACAAGAACTTGTCGGTGCCATGTTCCCAAACATACAGCATATCGCCGTGTTGTTCGATAGTGACTTTTTTATAGATCTTTTGTATTTTTTCTATGTCACTTTGCAGATTATCTATTTCTCGTTGAAACTTTTGTTCTGCATGTCGCCTGAACAATTGTCCAAACCCATACATCAAGGCCATCAACAACAGGATATCAAACAAACTCATATGGTCTCCAGGCAAACGATCAACTACTTAGCATTATACGGTTATTGCAATTTTTGGCCAAACAAAAAGGGCCCGTTAGGCCCTTGATGTCAACCTATGGTTGTGTTAGGCAAGGCCCAAAGCAATAGCCTTGTAGCCAGCTGCTACCAGACGACGGCTAGGCTTACCAAGTACGTATTCGGTAACACGCACGCCATTGCCAGCAGTGCGCTGGTTGGTGTACACAGCAAATCCGTGCTGACGGATACGACTTACTTCGGCAGCCAGATTGCCGATGCCCATTTTACGGGCTTTGCTTTCAGTCACAGCTTCACCAGCTTGTAGAGCCTGGAACACACGGTAGGTTTTTGTTTCGGGATTGATCAATTTCACTTTGTTTACCTTTCTAAAGAATGTCTGCTGACGCAGTATGTGCATAATACACAACTGCAAGGCACAAAGCAACAAGATTGATCAAGAAATTTTGCCGATATTACAACTTTTGAGCTTCTTCAATGTGTCTACAGCGCCCACGAAACTCAAAACCCTTGCATTGGCAATGCCAGCCTGTTGTGGATCTGGTAACAGTGTATGACGAACCTTTGCTGCCTGCAATGGTATAGGTCTTGGTAGTGGTATTGACAGTTTGGGTACCGCCCGAAGTAATACGTAGGTTGCGAATGTTGGCAACATTGATCACACGTACTGGCCATTGTTCATCGCCGCTTATGCAGAATTCACGATCGGTAAGCCAGCGATAACTGGGCAGCACTTCACCTGCAAAACTCCTGGTTCCCGGCCTCGGTGGAATCATATTTGGACCAATATGATCCACAAGGTCAAATTCCACTACACTGCCGGGAGTAGGTATTTGAACAGCGGTCATCTTACATGCTCCAATAGGATTCGGAACTAGGCGAGCAGAAGTAGGGAGTGTCGTAACGCTCTTGGTACTCTTTGCCCGACATCATATTAGTTTTAGTTTTGTAGGTTTCAAACAACATAGGAACGTAGCCTGCCTTTGTGTAGTCACACACTACAACATCAATAAAATCTTTTGTAACAGGATCAAAGTCTATAACGTCTACAAAACGCAGACCTGCTTTGTTGCGACCGTAGCGTTCGTCTTTTTTGATACGCTTGTCTTTTTTGTAAATCTCGATAGTGTATGCGGTAAGCTTGGACATCGTATGCTCCTTATTAGTTACTATACCAATATTGTAGCAAAACGGATATTTTTGGTCAACCTTTAGAACTCTGCTGTGATATGCCCAGTTGCTGATTTCTTAACATATACTTTAGTAACTTCTACTTCGCCAGTGCCTGATTCATCAAAATACTGTACAGAATAGCAAAAGTCGCCGCCGTTGGTAATGCCCAAAAACTTAACAGATTCAAAACTAATGCCCATGTAGCCGCTGCGGGCGAGAATGTTAGCAAGATCGTAACGATCAAGTGTTGCATATTTGTTAAGTTCTGCGGCTAGTATCATTTGAGCTCCTTGCAATTCAATATACCCAAATTATAGGCACTTTTCCAATAATGGTCAACCGGAGTCTATAAGTACCTCATGCGATGTCAATTCTTAAAACACGGGCTGGCCATTGACTACAATAGGCTGCTGCGCCCTTGCTGTAGCTTCCACGGCGATCAGACCTGGCGTGATCAAAACCAATTACACCAAACGGATCTTGTGACCTGGCACTCTAATCCACAGTTGTTGAAATTGCAACAACAGATGTCGCAGGATATATGGCCTTTGGAGTGTGGTGTGTGCCAAGATATCGAAAGCCAAGGACGCGGTGACAGCATGCGTCTCAATGCGGAAAGCGCCTATGCTCACTATCAAGAACAGGATATAACACTTGAGATACGTCCAGGTAATGTGTGTAACTTTGCCTGTCAGACCTGCTGGCCCGAAGCCAGCTCCAGAGTCACTGACTTTTATCGCAAGGCTAATATTGAAACCACAACAGACTGGACCTCAGGTGACTCTAATACCATTCAGATTGCACAGGCTAAACACACTCTTGACCTTGATCGCATTGCCGCTGTGTTGCCTCGTGTGCGTGACATTGTGATACTAGGTGGCGAACCATTCTATGACCCTGAATGCAAAAGATTTCTAGCTTGGTTGGTTGACAATCACTGTGATGCAAACTTATTGATCTTTACCAATGGCAGTTGTGTAGATCGCACCATGCTTGAACATTATCCAGGCAAGGTAACCTTGATATTCAGTCTTGATGCCATGGGTGAAGCAGCAGAGTACATACGATATGGCACTGTTTGGCAGGATGTTGTGGAAAACTATGTTCATTGCCGTGGTCTTGAAAATGTACGCACTAGAGTCAACGTCACTGTGAGCACCTATAACTTTCACCTGGTAGGATCACTGCTTGAGTGGTTGGCTGAGGATTGGCCTGAAGTAGTAAGCTTTGGCATTGCCAGCACTGTGAACAATACCTGGTTCATGGATGAAAGTGTGCTGCCCTTAATGAGTCGAGCCTGGGTAGTAGAACAACTGCTCAACAGCCGCAACTTTTTAGAACATGCCAATATCGAACACTATCAACGACTCAATGCTCAGAATGCTCTAAGTGCTATCATGGACCGACTGCAACACATGCCATTTGACACAATCAAATTCTACCGCTTTGTGGAGTTTGTGCGAGCCATGGATCGTGTGAAACACACTGACTTTGCAAGGAGCATGCCTGTACTAGCTGACATGCTAGGATACAAGCTGCTCTAGATTTTCCAAATAGTTCTCGTGATTTTTCTGGGTACTGAGAATGGTCTCAGCCTCTGGCCAATTTCTTCGTATCAACTGGCGACTGATATCACTGTTCAACATCTGACCTATTAGGTTATGCCAAGGCATGCTCAAAAACTGTTTGAGTATTTCAAGATCACGCATGGGTGTAAATGTTAGAGTATTGCCAAGATGCCAGTGCTGATGATCGTTGGCAGCGCGATCCAATAGATGCAGTTCCAGCAGTTGAGGGTCTTGAATTAACTTTTTGACTTCTAGATCTTGCCTTTGGTTGATGAATAGTTCACGATTTTTCTGCGAGTTGAAATAGTTATAGTGAAGATCATCAGGTTCAATCACTTCATGTAACATACGTCCATCGTGGCACATGTTTAGCATATTGGCCATACCAGGGTTACGCAGTGTGAATTCATCACCAGGACATCCACTGACCAACACAGTTGGCTCACGCCAGTGGTGTATTTGTTTGTATGCCCAGTTCTGTTCTGTGAGCCTATGATGATTACGCAACCAAAACCGATCAAACTCAAGATGTTCTGCTAGTACCACTTCATGTTCGATGCCCAGCTTTTGTAGATAACTCCACATCAAGGTAGTGTCAATACCGCCACTGAGAAAAATACGTACTGGTAAAGTGTTGTGTTGGAAAAAGGTCTTGAACTTGTTGATCAATATATCGTCTAAGACATCTAGTACTATACTAATCAAAGCGGTATGTTGTGGCAGCTCACCAATAATATCGTGTTTGACTTCAGTGAGGTCAAGATCCGGATTAATATGCACTGAGCTATCAGCCCACACACTGTGTGTCAGTGGCACTAGATTGGTCAAGCCTTGTTTATCATCATACCAAAGAGGAAAACTTCTACATTCATTGTGTATTACTCTTATGCCTGACTCTTGTATATCAAGCACACAAAAGTTTCCTTTAACAGATGCCCAAGGTGCTGCCGCTATTTCTCTTACTCGATCAGGTAAGAGACCTTCATCAGTATAACCTTTGAACATTAAAACACGATCCCAGGTGCGATCAACTTGCCATCCTTCATCAGTGTCCACGCACCAATGAAAGTATCGTATCTGTTGGCTCATCATGGGCTTGGTATCTTTGCTAATCCAAAAGAACATTATGCGTCTCGCTTGGTAATCACTTTGTCAGCCAATCCATAGCTTACTGCCTGTTCGGCTGTCATGAAATTATCTCGTTCCATGTCTGCTTTGAGTACCTCATAGGTGTTTGGAGTGTGCTTTTCATACACACGAGTTAGTACATCTTTCCAACGCAATAGTTCTCGCGCCTGAATTTCCACATCAGTGGCTTGACCACTGGCTCCGCCCAGGGGCTGATGGATCATGTGTCTTGCATTGGGCAAAATATAGCGATGTCCTTTTTCACCTGCCATGGCCAACAGTGATCCCATGCTGGCTGCTTGGCCCATTACAATGGTATGAACAGGAGATTGAATAAACTGCATGGTATCATAGATGCTCATGCCCGCTGTAACACTACCACCGGGTGAATTGATGTAAAAATGTATGGCTTTTTTGGGATCTTCGCTTTCCAAAAACAGCATCTGTGCTACCACAAGACTGGCTGAATGCTGTGTGACTTCTCCATCCAGCATGATAATACGGTCTCGTAATAAGCGGCTGTAGATGTCGTAACTGCGTTCTCCCTTGGAGGTTTGTTCTAACACGATGGGCACTAGATTGGGCATTGGGTCTCCTTGTTTTTGATAAGTACACTATTATAACTGATTTCATACATGATACGCAATCTTCTTGACAAATTTGACATTTTAACCGAAAGCACCGGTATAGCTAACCGGAAACCCGGTGACGTTTTTGCCGACGGCGAAGGCAACGAAATTAGGTTCCAAAGTGTGCAATTCTACCCCGAAGGTGGCGGCAAATATTCTAGCTCTGAAGAAACACAACAGGCCATCAATCAGGTCACTCAACAAATTGGTGCCAAGCCCATTGAAACCAATTGGTTTCGTAAACAAACAAGATCCTTTGGTGTTGCACAGTTCCAAGACGACAACGGACGCCCGCTGTTTTTTATTAGATATTTTGACAAAGAACTTTCACCTGATCCACGTGGTAACTATTGGGATAATCAAACCGGTCTAGGTAGTTATCGCTACAAAGGCAAAGCCGCAGTAAAAACTCAAAGCAATGCCACTCCGCAGGACATATTGTCTCAGCCTGATAATCTCTCTGCCGCAGACATCGTTCAACAGATCGAACAGAGATTTCCAGGCAGCTCATTGGTCACAGTGGCTCAACACTTGGCTTCAGGTGGTGAACTACCGTTTTCGTTTTTGCGCCCAGCTGAAATGGATATTTCAGCGTTTCAAGACTACTTTTGTGAACTACTACAGCCTATTGCTCTACAGACAGGGCAATTTGAAGGAGAAGCTGCTGCGGCCGGTGCTGTGTTCTTGGGCGAAGGCGGATTCGCAGACACAGTGATCAGTTTCAGTAACAGCAAGACCGAAGGACTCAGCGACAGCATAATGACCTCACCAGATGGAAGATCTATCAAGGTCAGCAGCAAAGGTGGAACAGGTGCAGCAGCATCAGCGGTTAATATTCTCAATGCCTATGACGAACTTCAACGCACAGCCGCAGGACGTAAACTAACCAAAAAACTCAGCAACACTTTGGAAATACTAAACACCATCAAGAACACCGGACAAGCAGAAGCACCTTTGGTGTTGGGTCAGCAGTTTGGAATTATATCAGATCAAGACGCTGACTTTATCAAGGTATTGAAAGGCTTTAGACCAGTGCCCTTGGAGTCTCTAAAAGATATCAGCGTACAAGGAAAAGGGCCTTCCAAGAACCTTGTGAAACTGGCCAAGGAACGCAATACCAAAGAACCAGATAGAGTAAATCTATTTTTCCATTTGATAGCCAGTGTGGCATTTAAAGTAGCAGATCATATCAACAACAAAACTGACTTTGGCAAAGATGCTGCTGTGATCCTAAACAACAGTGCCTTGATACAGGTATACACCAAGGTATCCGCTCGAGGCCAACAATGGACTCTGCAAAAGTTTTCAAGCAAATGGCCAGGATCATTGATCAGTGGCATTGCATTGGATCCAGCCAAAGGATATTACAGCACGGGAATCAAACAGAAATTTACCTTTACTGTGAATCCCACCAAAAAGACTCTTGATGACCCACAGAGCGCACGTGCCGACATAGATGAACCAGATATCAAACCCAAACGCAGTTCAGTCAAGGCCTACAAACCCGAACAGCCAGTGGGCACAGAAAAAACTCTAGGAAGAAAACGTAGAAGCTAGCCTAGATCCGCTACATGGTCGCAGATATGATACTGCAAGGCTTCTTGAGCAGAGAGATATACATCCTGTGGTGGTAACAACACTTTTCTAATCGTGGTATCATCAAGTCCAGTGGCCTTGCGATAGTGTTCTACCATGCGTTGTTCGGTAAGTTCAAATTCTTTCACAGTGGCAAATAGTTCGTGTGCTTTACCCTGACTGCCCCAACTGAACTGATGGCTGAGTATACTGGTGTTTGGTGTTAGCATGCGTCTGCCTTTGGTGCCAGCAAGAAAGATCATTAGTCCACAACTGGCTACACTACCAAGTCCCACTGTTTTGATTGGGATACGGCTACTGACCATTACATCAATCAAAGCAAATGCGTTTTCAAGATCGCCCCCGCTGCTGCATATCATGAGCAAAAGTTCTTTGTGTTTTTTCTTACGCACAAGATTTTCATGTAGAATCCATTCAATCACAGGTTTCACGGACTCTGGGGTTATTTCATCCATGAGCACATAGATACCAGAATTGGTTAGATCCTCACTGGGACTGGAATAGTCATTTGCGTTTTTGTCTTGTGTGGTCATAAGCAGGGCAAAAATTACATTGTATGTAACTGCCTGATACTTAGCGACGTATTCTGGGACAATCGCTGATTCTTACCACTTCTACCTTGGCACGATCCAGTGATTCTGTAGGCAGTTGATTATTGGGCAGTGAAATCACTATGCGCTCACGCCTAGTGGGATCAATATCTATGGCTCCTCTATGATATCGAATGAATCCAGAACTGCTTTCCACACTGTCTAGATCACCTACTCTAAAGCACTCTTGATATCGCACAGTTCCATCAACATCAAGCAAACTCAGTTTGAGTTGTGGTCTAGACATGACCATTTCATCCCACATGATTTTAATGGCCTTTTGATCGTCAAATCCGGTGCGCTCTTTGCCAATCTGTACCACACTCACAGCATCGCAGTCAAACCAAAAACTATTGCAATCTGTCCTGTGCGCAATGATACGCATGACCTCTTGCAAACTGCTAATGTAATTTGAGTCCCAGGCCACAGAAAAGTTTACATCAAGATAGGTATTGCGATCATTGTCAACACGCACTCGAGTTTTTTCCATGCGCACATCAAAACCACGCTGAGGGTAATCTTTCAGCACAGATGTCAGCAGCTGGTCACCGGTCTGTCTTTCACGTTGAAATGATTTGATCTGAGCACTGATACGACCACCTTCTACTACACCATCTGCCCGACTTTCTCCCAGTAGCCGATTGGCCAACTTGTTGTGACTTACCCAAACCTTCATCTGTACCTGTGTTTGGTTATCCACTGAGCGTTGGGCCACTAACTTGTAGTCATCTACATAGCCACCAGCATACACAATGATCTCATCACGTACCAATCGTGAGTTGCGAGTTTCAGTGGCCGAACTCATTACTGCACCCACTGATCGTTCCACTGCCATTCGCAAGGCCTGCTCTTGTGCATCCTTGAGATCACGACCCTGTGCTGTGACCTCAATATACACCACTTTGCGCTTGTCCTTGTTGAGAATCTCCATTAGTGCGATGCCAATGGTCCAAGGACTGGGCATCAGCAGTTTCTCAACTGCGCTTTGAGCAGCCGCGGTGGCCATGCTCAGGCACAAAGCCACCGCTACGAGCGCCCGCATTATTGGCTCATCAGGTTACGGATTTGTGGGCGTGCTGCTGCGCTCTTGGTATCCCAACGATACAGCACTCGCACGTTCTTGCCACCATTGATAGCTTCACCTTCCACAAGATACAAACCACTGATGATGCCTTTGTTGCTGGTTGTGATCACTGTGTTCACACGACTGGCAATGTTCATTGCGTCGTTGCGGATTGCTGTGTTTTCTTCGCGATTAATATCGTCTTTGTTGGCATCTTGCACAGGTTGGTCTAGATTGTTTTCTAGCTCAACGTCTGTGATACGAGCTGCCACTTGATCACGATTGCGATTGGTAGCAAAGTTGTTGGTCTTGTTGTCGCGAGCCTTTTCTAGATTACGACTCACCATGGCCACTGACACCGAACTAGTGATAGTTTCTTTGTGTATGAAATCGTTTAGCGATTTTTTGGCTTCAAGTTCGGCCACGCGATAAGCTTCACGTACAGCATTTTCGCTGTTGCCCCACACAGGAGCATAGCCTGCGACCTCCATGGCCTGTACATTGCCTTTTAGGTCATACACAACTTTCACACCCTGACGTGTGAAGTCACTCACGACTCGTTGCTCGGATATAGCCTGCTGAGGACCAGCTGGAATATCCACACCCACACTAGGCTGCACTGGCTTGTTGGTTGAACAGCCTGTGACCAAAGCGGCCAATACCGCTGCTGCTAGAAGTTTCTGTTTCATTTGTTTTTGATCCATTCCCCGGCTTTAGTGAGATCGGAGCCGGCACCGGATACCGCGCCACCAATCGTTCCGCAACCAACCAAAAGGCTGGTCAAAATTGTCAAACAAAAGAATTTCATTGCAACTCCTTGTGTTTCAATATGCGTATATTACAACACTGTGTATTTTTGGTCAACGATGTTGCTGCCCAAATTTTACCAAAAAAAAATCCCGCCTAAGCGGGATTGGGTATCAAATGGATCAAGAACTCTTTTTGCTGGTGCTGGTAGCAGCGGGAAACTGCCATTTGAACGCATCTTTCCAAAAGCTATCAAAAAGATCTTTGGTTGCTTTTTCAGTAAGTTCTTTGATCGAAGCCTTGTTCAGCAATTCTTCAGCAGTGGTTTTGGCGCGGCTCACCACTTCTTGTTGAGCTGCTAACACTTCGTTACCGATTTGTTCTGCTGCTTTGCGGCTGGTGGCCAGAACGGATTTTACGTATCCGGTTTGAGCATCTACTACTTCGGTTAGACTTTTGGCCAAAGTGCTGTCAGTAACATACTGGTTGATCAGGGCTTTTTTACCGTTTTGGATTGCGTCGATAGTGCTGTCAAATGTAAACATGTGTTTCTCCTTAGTTAAGCGAGTTTACGATTCCAAGACCCGCACCATGCGGCATGCGGCATCTTGTGTGTAACTTGATTATATATGATATTTATGTTGCAACGCAACATTTATTCTATTCAGATAGACTAAATTTGGTAAATATTTTTTCCTATAGGGCTCAACATCATGACTTGGATTTTGGTATTTTGGTTGAACTTTCCCGAAAACTATGCGGTGCACCAACAATACCGTACCGAACGTGAATGCCGAGATGCAGAACATCTTTGGAACCGCAGGCTTACTGTGGTCAAATCTGAGATTCGCGCGGAGTGTAGACTAAAAGACTAGTCTATCACTTGCAATTTGTGTACCCTAGCATGCTGTCCAATTTCCTCAATCAAAGCAGTGGGTTTACCGCTGTGACGAATCGTGGCCACAGTTATGGAACCTATTTCAAGTCCGGGTGTGTTTCTAGTATAACCCAACTCATGGAAAAACTTTTGATTTTTTTCAAAATACTGCCAGATGTTTCTAGCACGATTTTGGTAGTATAACTTGTTGTGCTGCCCAAACTTCACCACAAAATCAAGACTAAAATGCTGCATGGGACGAAAAGCATCCGGTGAAATGTAGCTGTCATTGTCTTGCCAAAGGCATTCTAAAGTTTTACCAATTTCACAATAGTTAAGCCTTAGGTCTCCCCAGTTTTCTTCTATGGTCATTAGTTTGAAATCATCGTGTGTTAGAGGCAATCTTGTGGGTTTGGTATGCCAGGTTACTACAAATCTAGGATCCTGTCCTAGAGTTTCTATTCGGTGTATCCAGATGTTGAGCTCGGCCACAGCGGTCTGAGCTATTGCAGGCATTCTAGTGAAAAGTTCGTTGTTTTGTTGTGAATCATAGAGTCCGTGATAGAGCTCAAACACATGATGTAAGCGATTCAAGATGTCTTGATCTGGTTCCGAACAATCCAAATTTTCTAACTCAGATACCCAGGGACGCAGGATGTTTACCAAATTGTTGAGATGTTGCACACAGTATTCTCTTGTGAAGCGAGTGTGTGGAAAGTTGTAGAAGCGTTCTCGATCATCAAATGGAGATCCCAACGCACAAAACATTCGAACTTGATCCAACCATCTTTGTGCTATTGGTATGTCTAGTACGTCAAATACCAGATCCATGCTCTGATTTTCAGTACCAAGTGTGATTATTAATTGACTCATAGCTTTTTCCGCGGGTTAAATATGTATCGTTAAAGGAGAATCAGCTATGGAATTGTTGGTTATAGTATTAGTAGTATTGGGTGGAGTGGCTTGGTGGATTTGGAAAGAGCGCAAATTGGAAGAAAGCGGCCATCCTTTGGAAACCATCACTAAAAAGCTAGATGTTAACCAAGATGGCAAGATTGACGCCAAGGACGCAGAAGCAGTGGTTGAAGCTGTTAAAACCAAGGCCAAGTCCGCTGGTCGCAAAAAGAAGACAGCCGATCAAGAATCCACTTGATCAATGCCTTCCACAAAGTCAAACAGCCTTTTATTGGGATTGGGGTAGATGCCGTATCGACTACCCAACTGTCCAGGTTCATTTGAACCTGAACAGTGTTCCCTATGACTAGTGGCTCTTGGACATCTTTTGTTGCCACATTCAGGACACAAAAAAATCCGATTCATGCCCTCGGTAATAGTCATTTTGTTTTTACCGTGATCAAGCTTGAACACAATGTTGTCTTTGCGACATTCCCAGCAGTAACAATCTGATTTCATACTGTTAGTAGTCTTACCAACCCAACCGTATCAATGGTGGTGAGCAGAATGTAGTTAGCCAACATGCCAAAAGATTTACGGCTCCAAGCAGCCCAAGAATAGATAGCACAACAAGTGATCCACAAAGGATATAAAGCCAAGAGCGGAGGATTGGGTACCGTGATAGCCATGGTCAGTGAACATGCAATAGATCCAATCCAAGCCAGCAACTCAAGTACAAAACGCACAGGGTATGACTGCCAATCATCGCGAATCCAATCAAATGTTGGTTTTAAGAGATCAATCATTTCTTCTCAACAACTTTTGTAAGACATAGGCTTACAAATTTTTTGTCCCATTTTTCTTTTTCAATCATACATTCTTCTCTAGTATCAAACTGCTTGGTATAAACTATCTTGATAGCAGGCGGAGGGTCTGACCATATTTGAATACTCAACACCCAGACTATAATAGTTTCCATATTAATGTCTCCTATAGTTTACTTGTTCACAGCGTGCCTTGTTTCACGATTTCGCGTTGTACACTGCGCCTTGCAATGAAGTCATTGGCTAATTGTTCGGTATCAAATCTTTCTTCCATGCGCCATGTATCTGGATTTCCTGGCATGGCTGCGTACTCAAACCAAACCTCCCAGTGTGTTTCGCTTAGTGAATTTGTTTCTTTTACAATTTTGTAACGTCTAGGTCTACTGCCTCTCATGGTAAATGCTGCCATGACCAACAATAGCCCAGGCAGCACCAAAAAGTAAAATAGGTCTTGTAGCCAGTCCATTATATCAAAGCTAAAAGTTGATCACGAGCTAGATTTTTACCCTTGGCTTCGCACTGTATGTCAAAGTTTTCAGCAAAACTCAAAGCCCATTCGTTACATGCGTGATTCCAGTAGAAATCGCTGTGAGCCCTGAGCTTTTGTTTGTTAAAACCTCGATTAATAAGCGAATCAAGATCGGGTCGTACTCTGCTATCATGATCCAGCAAAAGATCTTCGCGGCTAACACTGTAGTGAAGAGCAGGGCGCACACCACGCCAAGACTCAATAACCCGCATGACATCAGCGTCTTGCGGATCGATGTATTCACCGGTCTTAATCCAGTTATGGTGAATGTCCAAAACAACAGCGCAATGCTCAGCCAAGTTAAGAACACTATCGAGGCCATTTCCAATTTCATCATTCTCTATGGTTATGAGGTTGCGAGCCTCGGTTGACAAGCGACCTAGTGTTCTAACAAACTTTTCAGCGCCGCCGCGCCCACTAAGATGTATGTTGATTTTAAATCCATGATCATGCCATGCTGCACCATAGCCCATCCAACGGGCCATGTCTACGTGATATTCAAACTCATCAATGCTACGCTCAACGATGTTATCATTGTCACTTGCAAGAACGCAATACTGGCCAGGATGAAAAGACAACCGTACGTCAAGGGCACGAGCCAACCGTCCCACTTCTGCAAAATGTGTTTCGGCGTAAGCTCTAACATCCGGTTCACGATAAAACCAGCTCCAATCAGGCTGAGTATACATGGGAAGAATATCACTCCCAATACGTACCATATGACATCGTTCATCTAGTGCTCCAACTCTTTCAACTAAAAGTCTTGTGGATTCAATATTGAATTTTACCAAACTCCACAGTTTTTCCACAGCTACATCGCGAGGCTGACGATTAAGCCAGGCCACAGTGGTTGTACGAGTGTTATGGTCAGTGGCTGCAACCCGCTTGCCTGCGACCTCTGCGGGATCGGTTAGCCATTTGCAACAAAAACCGGTACGCCGAAGAGTTTTAGATGTAGTCATAACGTGATTGTACACTAGTTATCAAATATTGTGTTAAACTTTGGTTCCATTGATCTTCGGTTATGCCACAGTGCTCATATCCTTGTTGAATACCCTGTATGTAACCAGAGCTAGGATAACCAGTTACTGGTCCTGCGATTTCGTAGAAAAAGAAATGTTCATTGTCTTGACGCCAGCGACGTCGTGTATAGTATGTGGGATAGCCTTCATAGCGATCAAGTGCGTCAAAGTCTTTGGGTGTGACCAACCAAAGAGCACCTGGTACCACTGCGCCGCGACGTGGTAAGATTGTGGCGTGATTTCCAAAGGCCAGTTCCCAACCACGCAGATCAAGTCTTTTTACAAATCTAGCAGTTGGGCATCGCCAACTCATTTGTTCATGATTTAGATTGCTGCCATAGGCAAAATACAACGAGGGATATTCTAGTGTTCGCGCCAGATGTCCAGAGTGGTGCAATGAAAGCCCCCGCCCAGAGTTCGGCTGTGAGTCAGTGGCAGTGCGATGACCTCTATACCGCGATTTTCCAATACCGCGATCAGAGTCTTTTGAATCTCGTCCACTATTACCAAACCTGGACGCACTACCAAAATGTTCATTCCTATCCATTTGCTTGCATAAGGGTACTGGTAAAAGTCCCGCTCCACTATTTCGTTTATATAGATTCTATCCCAACGTTTGAGACAGTTCGGCAAATTATCTTCATTGACTCTACTGGCATTGAGCAACACCAGACCTTCTTGTAAGGGTGCTATTGTTGAATCAATATGCACACCTGCGTAAAAGTTACAAAGTTCGATATTCTTGTTAGGAAACTGAGCACACAGCCAATCATATGCAGCACGATTACCACTTTGGCTTTCAAGATACAACCAGTCATCTCCCAAACGACACACATTGGCAGCATCCAATATCATGTCTTGATCTCTGGGCATGCGCAACACTCGAGCAGCAGACTTGACTATGAAATCCATTTGCTCGATTTCCATGTCTCTGCACGGATACAACATAGCTGGATCAACCACGGTGTCATCACCAATCAACAGTCGATCACGGGGACAATAATTGTACATGCCGCCGCGAGCCACAAAATCAATTGGTTCTGGTCTCCAAACTTCAACTCCTAAATTGTACAATACTTCACTTAATTTGTCAAGTTCTAAATTGGCTTGATCAATCACATGCTGCGGAACAGGACCTGATGGCACAGGAGTTTGGGTCCATTTGGTTCGAGTGTGCTCCAGTGCAAAAACCGGATCTTGGCTAGGCCAATTGGCGTTAGTAGCGGATCCAACCAATATTCTGCGTAGCGGATCCCATTCATTTCGGCTGTAGACTTCCATTAGTTACCTGTGAGTTGTAGTGTATAACGATTGGTTTGGCCAACATTGGCTGCGAGATGCGGGAACTGATTACTCCAACATACCCAGTCTCCCTGTCGCCAATTCACCACTGGTCTTTTGTTCATTTCCAAATAATGACCACTTTGCCAGTCTTCCAAAAAAACAATGATTCGCACAATTGTATCTGTGTCTTTTAATCGGTTATGTCTACGGAAAAAAGCATAGGTATCACTGTGTTCTGGTAGTGTGCAACCTGGGGTCATGCGATACACACTCCAGCTAAAGTTTTCCAAAGGAAAAAAGTGTTTGAATCTATCTATCCAGCTGGGCGCAGGTCTACGCATATCATACATGTCACCTGTGAATTTGGTCTGTGTGTATCCCAGACGTCGCCATTCTGCCACTGCTGGTGCATCATTAAAAGGTTCGTTGGTGTAATCAAGATCTCGATGTTGTAATCCCCACCAGGGATCTGAAATAGACCCCTGGGCCCACATATTAGTGTCTGGTATTACCATAATGAATCACGGTGTGCTTTTCTGAAAGTTTGAGTTTGCGCCACGGATCTACAATAATTGAACCTTGAGGTATTTCGCAGTAAGGTTGAGTGTCCTGTTGATCACCGGTGTATTCATATGTGATCTTGCGATTGTGTGCCCACAACACCACATGTGGCACGCTGCCTAGGTCAGCAACAACATCTGTGGGATCATCAGCTATTGGATCAACGTACTTGACCTTATAGCCCATTTGCTTGACATAATGTCCAACCAAGGTTGAATAGCTGCCAATGCAATACTCAACGTCAGGTTTGTAGGCCTTGCCATGAATAGCAATAGGCATGTCTTTGCCGTCTGGGCCACCAGCATAGGCTTGCTTTACCAAGAATTCAGCAAGATTACGTGCTTGTATTTCACGAGCATGCATGATAGTATCAAATAAGTCATACCCAATGTCATATTCTTGAGCCAGCCAACGCAGTGCAATGTTGTCACGTGGATGACACGCACCTGCATCTCCCATGCCTGCAGTCATGTACTTAGGTCCCATGATGCGCATGTTGCTGCGAGCCAGCGCATTTGTAACAACATCAACATTAATGTTGCCGATCTTGAGAGCAAAGTCTTGAATCATGTTGGCCAGACCAACCTTGGCGGAAATAAATGTGTTATAGAAGATCTTAATGGCTTCACATTCATCCCAGGTGCCAACTTCGTATCTTGGATCGTTTTTCATGATGCCACGATAGAGCTCGATTAGTTCGCCCGCAACACCTGTGACGCTGCCATCTTCGGTGCCAATGATTACCATTTCTGGATTGGCCATGTCCCATTTCACTGATCCCATGGCAATCAAATATGGGTTGTACAAAAACGAATGCATGGGGTCAAGCAAACTGATAAATTTGCGTCGTGTGGTACCAGGCAACACAGTGCTGATCAACACAACTTTTTTTGGTGACTTGGCATACTTGTTGATGTTGTTTATAGCATCAATCACAGCTTCGTGACCAAAGTCTTTGGGCTCCATGTGACTTGAAGGCACTGAGCCATCATAGCCTTCTGCGTGTGGGGTTGGCACAGCAATAAAGATCCAATCGCTGTTGTTGATCATTTCCCCCACGTCTGCGTACACAGTTACCAGATCACTAGATCTTGGATAAATATCATACCCAGAGGTTGGGTATTTTTCAGCAAAAACTTCAGCACAATCAAGGCCTAGCTTTCCTAGCCCTATAAAACCAATTTTGTTCATAAATTCTCCAAGCACAAAGGTTAGCAATAATTATTTCATATGAGCCACCAACACAAAAAAACCTACGCTGTAAATGTGCATATTGATGCCCAGCTTGCCACAGTTGACACAGTTGATATCAAGGTGTTTACCAGGTTCAACAGCAACACCCCCACACAGCATATCAAATCAGGTTACCAAGTTATTGAACAAGCTTTGCCTCTAGGACGGTTTGACAAGCTCATGATTCAAATTGGTGATCTTGGTAACCAGAGCTCGATGTCAAATCATCTGCGTATAGAAGGTATTGTGATAGACGGCATTGATTTGAATCCACACAATGTGCATCTTGGGCGTCAATTCCCTGATCATACCCGCACCACACACCGACATCCAGTAGAATACTATGAGCCTGGCACGCACTTTGATTTCGCTGGAGTCTATGAACTAGACATAGAAACTCCAATTTGGCGATATGCTTTGTATGCTTTTAAACGGCTGTCACCATACCGAGAACAACTTTACACTTCAAACAATGATGTATCATAATCAAAGACCCCTAGTTGATGCCCTGCATCAAGCACATCTTGATCAACAAGATGTTGATTGGCAAAAAATTATCTATTCAGGCATACCCTGGTTACCTTTGGATCTTGATCCTCCTAAACTGGACCAACAAGACTTGGCCAAGGACGTAGAACGTTGGTTCTATAACAGCACGGTCAACAAAGAATCTCTCAAGACTGCAAGCTTTACCGAAAGCAACATTGTGGGCGACAGCATGGTACAACGACTAGACAACGAACCAGGCCAGCGTCTGTGGCAAGGTAAAATGCTGTTTGGTCCCAAGGACTGGATCAAAGAAACCTATACCGGTACCATCTATGTTGAATACACCATGGCTCGACGCTTTAGGGATCGCATGGAGTGTGCATGGGATATTGATGCTGAACATCCTATAAGAAAGTTTGTGAGTTCATTGGTATCTGAAAAAGATCTATATTCAGTCAGTGTGTTTTTGCTACCGCCCACGGAATATCTTGATCCACATCTAGACTACAACCAAGGATTGAAAATTGGTTTGGCTAGTATATTCTGGGGCGCACAGTGGGATCCAGGCAATGACTTTGGAATCGCAGGCTTTGGACTGGCTCCTATCAAACAGGATTGGATTGGCTTGATTGACACCTTCAATCATCCGCACTGGGTTATTAACCGTAGTCAACGCGATAGAATAAACATTGTGATCAATCTTGAACACAGTGCTATTAGTCATGTGATTGAAAACAGCTGGCGTAAAATCTGGCGTTGATTACTTTTTAAACCAATCCTGCTGCTCACCTTCGCGATCCAAATCACAGGTATGACAGTGTGTGCCAGCGTCCCAGAAAAACTGATGTCGTAAAGGCAACACATGGCAGGTTATGCCATAACGTTCCATGGCACGCACCACATTTTCATCATACTGACTTACCACTGCGGTTTTTGGATCAACCATGAGAATGTTCACAAAGAACTTGGTTTCAACTGCATTGCCCGTCCAATGGCGCATGTAGGTATCAAGAAAATCTGCTAGTTGTGGTGATTGCTCTTGACCCTGTAGATAATAACGACCATAGCCCCATTTGCGTAGTTCTCGCCAGTCTGCTACTGTTTCTAAAAAGCTTCGGTCACTGCCGTAGACTACTTCCCAGCCAGGAAAGCTTTTTTCATATGTGGTTTGATCGTGGTAGCTGATGATCAAACCAGGTGCCACTGGACAGAATGTGCCATCGCTGTGACCACCAGTGTCAATAATATGTGGACGAAATGTTTTACCAGCTATGGATTGACTTAGTAGACTTAGACCGCTGGTTACGCCGCCATACCACTCGGTAGCAAAATAAAGATCACGTCCCACTCTAGTGACCATGCTGCCATTTACAAATTCGTGTTGTGCTGTGTCTTTTAAGGTATTTCCTCTTCTAGCAATAAACCGATAAATGTCATCAAACACGCCCACTGGGTTTGTGAGTTTCTCAGCCATGCGATACCATTCGCTGTTGCGTATCCGCAGATAATCGCAGTCATAAACTAGATCCTGAATGTGCGTGGGCAAATTTGCAAAGTCTTTTTCTCTATTACAATTAGGCCAGTCTGGCTGTTGGATGTCTTGGTAAAACTGATTCCAGCCGGGCCATTCATCATAATGATCAGCATACACCACACGTTTCCATGAGTGACTTTTATAGAAAGTGTCTCCAATCATGATGTGATAGTCTCTAGGAGTCACAGGCGGCATGGGCATCTCACGCTTGAACTCTAGTTGCTGCCAACGACTAACATCGGGTCTCAACACAGTGACCCCACGCTGCTCAAGAAATCTGCTGAGTGATGCTAGATCTTCTTCAGTCTCAATTGCTATGCGTTCAAAAATTGATCTAAGCTTGGAGTCTTTGATATAAGCAAAAGCTTCTGGTGGCCAACAAGCACCAACTATACACACTTTCAGTGGATCCCAGTGTTGATAAACTTGTAGTTTCAATTGCGCCTCTATAAGTAGGTTTATGTTTGTTCCAATGGACCTGTTGTATGACTATCTAGAACACATAGTCAATCACGACTTTGTAATTTATCGATTTTGGCCGCATGGATCCAAAAACATTCAGGATCTTGTGCCCAAGCGCGATTATACTATGCTTGACAGCGTCACGCGACCTATATTGATATTTCACGATCAGGAACCACTTAACTTTGATTTATACCAAAGCCAAAACCTAGAACACACCACATGGTTTAAAGATTGGCCACTGGAATTTAGACAATGGTGGTTAAATCGCAACCTGCGCAGCGCATGTGAAGTCAATGTGCATGACCGATGTATCGTTACCCATAGTGAACATAACAGTGCCCAGGTTTCACTTTATCAACAACATGGATTCGAAACTGTGTATGTCTGGAGTCATGCTCTGTTATCAAGAGATTGGTATCGTTATGCTATGTTAGATCCCAGGCTTCAACAGCCTCGATCGGTCAAACACGACTTCAACATCTATGCACGAGCCTGGAGTGGCACCAGAGAGTATAGGTTATATTTTTTGAGCTTGATCACTGATATCGCACATCACTGTAGAACCACATTTTCTACCCAGGATCAAGCTCACTATCTTGATTACAGGTTTGCCAATTCACGATATGATATTGCAAAACTTGATCTAGAAAATTATTTTGGTGACACCAGTGTTAGTAGCCACAGCAGTGCTACCTATGATGCAGAACATGTTTGCAGCACAGGATTTGATGTTGTGCTAGAAACTATCTTTGATGAGGATCGCATACATCTCACTGAAAAAAGCCTGCGTCCTATTGCGTGTGGTCAGCCTTTTCTGTTGGCAGCAGCCGCAGGAAGTTTATCGTACCTACGTGGTTATGGTTTCCAAACATTTGAATCTGTGATAGATGAGTCATATGACCTTGAAAGCGATCCTGTACGCCGCTTGCACATGATCACTGCCGAGATGAAAAGAATTGCTCGTATGTCTAGTCAACAAAAAAATCAACTGATGCAACAGTGCAGGCACATAGTAGAACACAATCAAACACACTTCTTCAGCACTGATTTTTTCAATCAAGTTGTAAACGAATACATTGTAAACATGCAGCAGGCCATGTTGGCAGTATCCCAATCTCGTCATGGGTCGGAACCACGGCAGCATCTTGCTATCTACGATCGTTGGCCTGAATTCCGTGGTCACCCAGATGCCGAACCCATACTGCGTGTACTGAAAACGATCTAGGCAACGTTCCGAGAAATCACTGCACTCCAGTCCGGCCCAGGTTCAGAATCAATGCAACTTTGCAACCTAGCGTGCATAATTTCATAGAAGCTGTCCACACGACCTCCCCATTGTCCCAGCAGGCCAGTCAAAAGATCCAATGACTGCTGCCACTGCCGCTGTTTATAGGTTTCCAACATTTTGTGATGATTGTCGTACAGTGTGCCAATACGCCCTATGTCTTGAAAGGGTATGTGTTCTACCACACAATAGGCTGTAAACTGCTTGCCACCCACTGAAATAGTGTCAAGTTCCAACACCACATGTTTGTCAGACAAGTCGCTCTTGGCTGCTTCATCAAATATAATATGCATTGCGTTTCCTTTTAAATATGTATTATGCCTTTTGTATTCGACTTAATTTCTGATTTACACAATGAGACCTGGTCAACATTTGATTGGTCAGGACAACCTACTAGTCCTTTTGCAATAGTTGCAGGTGATGTTGCTGTAGATCGAGACGTTTTAATCAAAACTCTAGAACACCTAGCAAAATGCTATCACATGGTATTTTACATAGATGGCAACGACGAACACAAGCTTTACATGTCCGATCTAGCCAGTAGCTACCGTGCGCTACACAAGGCTATCAAAAAGATAAAAAACGTTGTGTATCTACAGGAAAATGTGGTAGTAATGAATGGGGTAGGTGTGTTGGCTACAAATGGCTGGTGGGGCTTTGATGCGGATCCGGGCATAGACGAAGATCAAACACATCATTGGTGGATTAATAAAATGCACAGAGATGGATATGATGCTGACAGTAACCTAATCAAAGATCTATCAAGAACAGATGCTGCCTACATAATTCGCAGTGTGCAGAGACTGCAACGCCACCAAGATGTGAAAAAAATTGTGATAGTAACACACACAGTGCCTACCACAGAACTAATCAAGCACGACATTGATCTTGAGGGCAAGTATGGATTCAACTGCATGGTTAACTCTCTCATGGACTTGGCCATTCCAAATGATACAGAACACAAAATTCACACCTGGTGTTTTGGTCATTATCACTTGCCAGTGGATCGTGTGATTGATGGCATACGCTATGTAAACAACTGCCGCGGACGTGGAAACACCGACTTTAAACAGTCGGTGTATTATCCAAAACGTATTGAGATAAGTTAAGCGTCAGCTTCTAGACGTACCTGCAAGGGAAAGTTATTGGCCCTGGCGCTGAGTGTGACTTCTACTCCTTTTTGTTCGGCCAGCTCATAGGGCAGAACTGCCACAGTGGCCGAACCAATATTGTGTATGTCAAGAGTAATTGCTTCTGCTGTTTCTTCAGTATAATCAAAAAATTCAATTAGACTGCCTATAACAAAATCCATTGAGGTTTGATTGTCATTGAGATAGATCACCTTAAACATAGGTGGCTCTTTTAGTTCTTCGTTGATGTTGGTTTTGGTCTCTGTGACAACTTCAGCATTAGACATTTTGCGTTCCTTGAATAATGGGGGAGTTGCCTCCCCCTGTATTTACACGATATCAGCCTGCGTAGGTGATTGCGATTGACTTGGGTTTTTGACTTTCAGGTACTACTCTTTCCAACTGTACAGTCAAGATGCCATCTTTCATGATTGCACCTTTTACTTCTACGTAGTCAGCTAGAGTAAAGTGACGCACAAATGTACGAGCACTGATACCGTGATGTAGATATTGCACCTGGGTATCATCGTTGTCGTCTTTATGTGCTCCACGAATAGTCAATCGACCTTCATGGAACTCAACATCAATTTCCCCTTGACTAAAGCCAGCAGCAGCCACACGAATTTCATATAGATCTTCTGCCAGGCGTACAATGTCATATGGAGGATAATTTCCCGCTGCTGCATCAATCTGTGCAGTGATGCGATCAAACAGTCGATCAATACCAACTGTGTTACGATAGAACGGGGTCAGATCAAAAGATGTGATTTTAGTCATTGTTTTCTCCTTTCATTAAGCAAGAATGACTGTGTGTAGCCCGATATCGGCGCTACAACCATATTTATACAGCAGTTTTTGAATTATGTCAATATTTTTTGGGCGGCAGCTTTTGGCTATCCAGGTACTT